ACGCAAATGCAAGCCCTGTGTCGCAAAATATCATCAGCGGCGATAACTATCAAGGCACGCAGACGATAAACGCAACAGAGGGCAAAATAGCGGCATTAGAGCAAAAGATAGAAGCATTGACACAACTGCTTGCAGAAAAAGACAAGCTGATAGCAAGTCAGCAGGCGTGGCTTGCCGATAAGGACAAACTAATAACCAGGCAGGAGGCGGAAATAGCCGAACTTCGGGAACGCCTCAAGAAGAACTGACCCGTGGGACTCGCCCCACAAAGAGTCCCACACACCGACCCAAACGACACTTAAAAACACCCCAAACCACCACTTTGGGGTTTGAGGCAACAAAAAAAGGAGGCTCAAAAAGAACCTCCTTACTATACTAAAACCACTGATTTTCAGCACTTTACAATCAAGAGCGGCAAGCGGGGTTCGAACCCGTGACCTCTGGCTTGGGAAACTTTCTTGCAGCACCGCAAGTCGTTGGAGATTAGTGTTTTACAGACTTCTGAATTATAGAGTCCCACAAACAGGCCCATTTCAACCGAAAATCTTGTTGTTTTTCTCGGGTTTTATGGGTATATTTGCAAAAACCGAAACAAAAAAACACCAAAAAACTATGAAGTATTATATCGCAGCTAAAGAGAGCAAGAGGGGTAAGGACGGACGAATTGCGGTGAAGATTTTGTTCCGCAATGACGGTAAGGAGTTCGTTGTGTCAACAGGTATCTACGTGTTGACTGCGTTCTCGGGTCTTTCTATGTCGCCTAAAGAAACGAACTACAGGGCGAAGCTCAGAAGATTGACGAGCATCATTGACGATGTGGAGGCGTATCTGCTGAACAATGCCGGCACCGACCTCGCAAAGATGAAGAGAGAGCTGACAGCCCTGGTATCGGGCGAGGCGCATGAGGAGAAAGCGACGTGTCTTGCGGACTACATCGAAAGGTTCGCCGACACAAAGAGCCGCAAAGGAACGGCAGACCTCTACCGAATGTCGGCACGGAAGGTGCGCGAGTATGACGGCAGAGCGGTATTCGGCAGTGTAGACAAAGCATGGCTTGACGGCTTCGAGCGATACATGGGCGAAGCGAGCGTGAACTACAAGGCTATCATGCTGCGCAACATACGCACGGTGTTCAACTGGGCGATAGACAACGAGCTGACAACAAACTACCCATTCAGGCGGTACAAGATTAAGCAGGAGAAGGTAGCTATCAACAACATCAGCGTTGAGCAGCTGAGGGAGATAAGGGATTGCGAGGTTGAGGACTGGCAGCGCATATACCGCGACTTGTTCATGTTGACGTTCTACCTTTGCGGCATCAACCCAATAGACCTGCTTACGCTCAAGCCGTCCAACGTACACAACGGACGTATCAGGTACAAGAGGGCGAAGACTGGACACTTGTACGACATACCCGTACCTCCCGAGGCGATGGAAATAATCAGACGCTACAAGGGCAAGGGGTGGCTTCTGTGTCCTCTTGACGCTTATGCGAACTACCGCGACTTCTGCCATCACTGGAACGACGCGCTCAAGAAAATCGGGCGCAAGGAGATTGTTCCTGACAAGGTGGGCAGGCTGCGCAAGATTGTCTGGCATCCGATCGCGGAAGGCATGACGGTGTACACCGCACGTTACACATTCGCCTCGATCGGCGCGGAACTTGAGATACCTCGCGAAACTATTGCCCTTTGCCTCGGGCACTCCTGGGCGGACGTGACCGACCACTACATCGCCTACGGCACGAAACGAATTGACGATGCCGTGCGCAAGATTATTGATTACGTCAACAGCGACAAGGCGTAGCCTCTCAACGACCATTCCGACACCCAATTCCAACACCAAAAAATCGCTCTCTCTTTCAAAGAGAAAAATTATATATTATGTGTATAGGATATATGAATACGTTAGTATGAATATATACTATATATATAATATATAATAGATGCGATTGCATGCGGTCGCATAAACATATAATAACATATTGATAACCAAGCGTTTACAACGATAAAAATTATATATAAAATGCCATGTTTTATGCGACTTATGCGATCGCATAATTTGGCATATTTTCGGTGGTTTTTGGAGCATAAAAAATCCCGCCTGCACATCGCTGTACAAACGGGATTTCATGCTTATTCAGGCAATATAAAATGCGTGTTATGCGACCGCATGAGTTACCAGTCGTTGTCCGTTTTGTTGGTACTATCTATTCCTAACAAGGTTTTATAGATGCTGTTTATTCTTTGTTCTGCATAAGGCTTCCAAATGGTACGATTTTCTTTTAATCTTCCCTTTTTATCAAAGAAGTCAGATAGTATCTTCTCTGCGGTTTTAGTACGGTTAATAGTTTCCGATTGTCCTGTTTGCATCCCGAATGAAGGAGCATTTACTTTAACTCGTCCGTCTTTTATTTCTATCAAAAGGTTGTATGTTCCTTCGTAAAAGAACTTGAGACCAAGGTATGACTTCTGATAAAGAATATCATCAGCAAAAGCATGAATGGCTACTGATGTGTTCTCTACAGCACTCATCACTCTTTGAGGAGAGTAGTACACCTTTGCAACATTGGAGCAAATTAAAGAATATATCTCATTTGCGGATTTACCCTCAAACGGATAGATGATATAATCTTTACCGTCAGGAGCACGATAATAACCATCTGTAGTTATTGTAAAACCTGTAAACTCTGCTTGTGCATTTGCTTGCACCACTACGGCAATCATAATTGCCAAAATTGATAAAATCTTTTTCATATCTTTCTTTGCTTATATTATTATAGGTCTGTTAATTGCAATAAAACTGTTCGGTTTCATAAACGGTATTCTTGAACTCCGCAACGTCGCCGTCCTCGTCAAGGATAACATTACTATCTCCCTCGTACACTTCGTAACGGAAGTTATTACTGCGACCTTCGTAACAGTTGTCGCCTGCACAAACCTCGTCGTAGCCCTTTGTGTTCTCTGCACAATAGGCTTTAGCTTCGTCCAATGTAGCGAACTCCGCAACCTTGTTGCACTCAACGTTGTTATTGTAATATACGCTGTATTTCTTCATAATATTGACTTAACCGTGATGTCGAGGGCTAATTGATTTTTATTAAAAAGCTCTTAATGCACCTGTAGGACAGAAAGATGTTTTATATTTCTCGTCAATATTTTTCAAATACAACTCGATGGAGTTGTTAATATCACTCAACTCGCCATACACGCGACTATACTCCTCGTTGTACCACGATTTAAATTCTTCGCTATCATGGTCTTCCGGAACATCATCTCCGTAATAATATATAAGGCCGTCCATGTCATCCACCTCGTCAAAGGTGTTCACTATATCCAACTCAGGGAGTCCATCCTTGCTTATTTCTTCTTCTATACGGGCAAAATTGCGACGAATGTCTTCGCGGCTCTCGCTGTCCTTAGTATAGGCAGCGAGATTGCAATGATACTCGTGACGGAGTGAGCACAGACGTGAAATTAAATCAGCTTGATTTTCGGTCATACCGTTTTCGATAGCAGTCTGCTCGTTTTTCAAATTACGAGTCGCCGCCGCTTCACGTCGGTATTCGTACTGTTCTTTGTTTAAATATGCCATAATTTCTACTTATTTTGGTTAGCTATTCAGTTCGTGAAGCTGTTCGGGTGTCTGCTCCAAGCGGCGTTGGTAATCACGCTTTGACAACGTGTCCTTTGAGTCTCCGAATACCTTACGGAGGTTATACCAAGTCTGGCGAACATTGGTTAATGTCAGGTCGTTTCCCTTGCTTGTCTTGATGCCCATATCTACAAGTATCTTTGTTGCTTTTTCAAAATTCGCCTGTCTGCGGTCCGTGCCTCGCTCTGTGCAGAGCTGGCACACCTGCCATATTGTTTTATTTGACTTGTTTTCGATCATCTGTTGACGACGTGATACACTGGAGGCTGTAATGGCTTTCGATATGTCGCAGCCCTTCGGGCGACCAAGTTTAACTCCGCCGGCTTTCTTTGCTGCAAGTGCCTGCTTTGTTCGGATCGAGACGAGCAACGCTTCACGCTCAGCAAGTGCAAAAAACAAAGTAAGCGTGAATTTGTCCGTCTTTGGAAGGTCGCAGAAAAAGATGTTTCCTTCCATCTGGTCATATATTCCAAGGGCTTCTACCGTGTTACGGAAGCGGTCGGACTTCGCTATAATAAGCGTAGCTCCTTCTTCTCTGCATCGCGCCATAGCCTTTTGGAGTTCGGTGCAGCCTTCCAAGTCCTTGCCCGTGTACACGTCGCTGTAATCAGCAACGAGTTCACCCCCTTCTGCCTGCACAAAGTATTCTATTATCTGTTTCTGCGCTGCAAGTCCGAGACCTGATGCGCCCTGCTGTTTCGTCGATACTCGACGCCATGCTACAAACTTCTTCATAATATATCCTCCTTGTTGTTTACTTGCGACCCTGAGAAGCATCGAATAGTACTCCTATAATCCACAATATAATCATAATTTCCATCATAATGTTTGTTGTTTTTAGTTTGTAGTTCTTTGCAAAGGTAGTTGTTTTTGCAGAGAACTACAAGTTTTTTATAAATATTATTCGCTTTTTTCGTGTATTGTTATTTTCGTTTTACTCTGCCTGTAATAATTATCTTATCTCCTCCAACTGAACGGATCCGTAAATCAGCTTGCTCTGCAAAGACTGATAAAGACCAAGGCAGCCGCCTCTGGCATCTTCGCGCAAACTTTTGATTTGTTCTTCTGTGTCCGCCTGTTCGTCATTATAGGCAAAGTCGCCATTTTTAATGCCCTTAATAATGGCGTTTACAAGTCGGCGGGTGCCAATCTTCGATGATGCCCAAATCCCGTAAAGACTAAACGATCTGTGCGTCTTCCATGCGTCACAAGTGTTCAATATATATACTCTTGCCATATTGCTAATTTTTTACAGGGTTTATATTCTTATTTGTCGTTTGTGTATTCTTCTCTACTCGCCTGATAGTGATACCAAACCTCGTTACTTTCTGATGCCGAAGCGTAGTTTATGTCAACTCCTGCTAACTTATAGATATTGGAGATATACCGCCATGCTGTTAAGCCGATAATACTACAGGTTTCGAGCAGCTTATTATTCTCCTCGTCGCTCGGCGTTCCGTTCTTCCAGGTTTTTCTTGTAAGATAACCTACAATGTGGTTTGCTTGCTCGTGAATCGCTTCCGGTGTCTTCTTTCTTGTGTCCATATTCTAAAGTGTTTTTTAATATCCGTAGATGATTTTAAAATCTTCCGTTGTCACTGTTGCCCGTAGTGTCGGACTCAACGAGTAATTGCCGAGCGGCTTGCAGGTTTCTTCGAGCATCCCGTAATGTCCGGCAGGAGTTACGGATATTCGGAGCTTCTTTGTCTGCTTACCTCCAGGAAGGTCGCCCGTTACCGTGATAGTTTTTTCGGTCCGGCTAATTACTTCGAGCTTCCAACGTGCATCGGTGTTACACGGCGAGACCATTATATAAGTTTTGCCTGCCTCGAATTTTGTTACGTTCTGTTTCATAGTGTCTTTATTTTTTTAATGATTTATAATTCAAATGTTAATCTTTCGTTTGTTCTCGTCCTGCTTATCCGCTCAAACCTCGCAGCGAATTTAAATATATCACTTGTGCGGACCGAACAGGAGAAGCTCCCGACAATTATTTCGGTTTTCATATCATAGGGAAAAACCTCGCGGATGGCGCGGTTAAAACACTTGTCAACCTCACTCGTCGTATATTTATCAGAACTTTTGCCGCCCTTCCAACGCTTTCTAAACCGCGCCCAGGCTTGAACACATGCGGCGTATAGTGCCTGTAAAATGTCTTTGTCGTCTGTTATATTCATATTTTTTTAGTTGTTATTAGTTGGTGCCCGTGCATCGAACACGGGAGCAGGCCGTTTATTCAACTCCTGGTACCAAGTGCGTTTTTAATCGTCGGCGCAATAAGTCCAACGGCGAATTTTGCTCAGTCCGTATTTTTTAAGATATGCATCCAAGCGTTTTTCAAACTCGTTGCGAAGGTCCTGCACCTTCTGTTTGTACGCCTCGTGTAGTTTGGTGCTATCTTCAACGCTTAGAGTTATGTCGCCGTCGTCGTCGTTGGTGCCACGCTTTTTTATAAACATGATTTCAGCTCCGAACTCCTCAGACGTGCCGCGCGTGTAATGCTGCCCGAGTGTTATCTGATTTTCTTCAACCGCTTCCAAGGCGTGTTTATACTCCCGATCGAAGCGCTCGAGGTTTTCTGCCTTAAATTCAGCCTCGCTGAAGTTGTGGCACATGTCGGTTGCTTCTTCGCACGTCATCCCTCCCTGACAGCTCCAGCCGAAGCAAAACGACTTCTCGATGTCTTGTTTGTCGAATGTAATGAAGTGTTTTTCGTCTACCTTCAGAGCTTCGGCGGTATGATCCAAGAAACACCACGTTTTAAAGAGTTCGGAAAACTCCTTCATGTCCTCGCTCTGCGCCGTCTTGCGTGGCTTTTTATTTGGCTTGTACGTGAGCAAAAACTCCTCAACGTCGAACATATCAGGGATGCACGCGCCACGCTCGCAGAAGTCAGCAAAAGCGGCTTGTTTGTCCGAGTTCATTTGCTTTATTGCTTGTATAACCTCGAAGACTTCCGGATATATGCACGACTCGGAGTAAAACTCGTCTGGTAGGTATTCGGAATCCTGATACATAAACTCCGGGTCGCTTTCGTCGGCGTGTAACTTCTTGCACGCCTCCAAGAACGCCGCGCCATTCTGGTATCTTCCAAGGTGCAGCCATCCACCGTCGAGGCTGCCCTCGTTGTACTTCTTGTAAGTGCCGCAATATACGGCAGCGTCTAAAATTGTTAATTTTGCCATGATGATATTTTTTTTAAATATTAATTACTCGTTTGTGAACTCTTTAATATGAACCCCCACGTACACGCCCGCTACATACGCAACGAGGAGTAGGAATATTACTAATGTTATCATATTTTATTTATTACACTTTTATATTGTTAAAAACCAAACGTCCTGCACAGGCTTTTACTGTGTCGGTGTCGTCGTATAGTTGTACGTTTGTAATGTTTGCAAAGTTTTGCTTAACGAAGTATTTCGCCGCCTCGTCGCTTTCAGCGCGGAAGCTATAACAAATACCGCACATCTCCGCCGTGTCGTATCTTGTAGTATATTCTTTCATATTGCCTTTTGTTTGCGTTGTATGCTGTTTGTTTGCGCCCTGCCTTATAGGTGCAGGGCGCAGCGGTTTTCTATTCTAATACGTACTTAAAAATGTCTTCTTCACTTTGTTCGCTCAAGGTGTAGAAGTTGACAAACTTTGCACCTTTGCAAATGCAATTCGCGGCTGCTGTTAGTTCTTTTACATCTGTTACCGTGTAGCTATTTGTTGCATTTTTACATACAGTGTTAACCCACAGGCCACAGTGACGGCGAAAAAACGACGGGTGCGCTATTGGATAGGCTATTTTGGTTATATTTAGATGTTTTCCGCTATCTTTTATCTTAACAGCAAGATTTAGACGGCTGTCGGCTCTTTTTCTTCCGTTAATTTGGGGGATTAAACAAGTAGCAACAAACAGGTTGATCTTATAGCCTCGCGCCTCTATAGTGTTAATAACATTTAATAGTTTTGCCCCTGCTTTCGCGAGCTCTTTTTTATCAGTGGCGCAACTGGCGCCGACAAAGTAAATAATATTTAACACCTTTGTATTTCTGTATGTCGTTTGCTTAACGTTGTACATATTTATTGGGCTTCCAGATACAACCGCCCCAACATTCGGCACAAATCCGCAAAAGTCCTGTTTTATTGTGTTTGTTATTCTGTTATTTTTTTTCTGTGTGTTAGATCCCTGTATTATTTTCGCCGTGAATGTGTCACCGTTAATTAGTAGCTTGTCGGCTTCTTCGTGTGTTTTGGTACCTCGGAAGTCAGCGTTAGTATCTCCCCTGTTATACTGGTAACCGATTTCGTGACGTTCTAACGACTTTTGAAAGTCTGCTATACTGTTGTAACGTTCGTTTATTATTGTACTCATATTCGTTGTTATTTTGTGTCCTACACGCTTTTATATCTGCGTGTAGGACGGGTTAATACTTAGTACTTTATAATCTCTTCTGTGTACTTATTTTCGCTGCTCAACGCGGCGGCTATCTCTCGTATATCATCAACGGAGAGACCTTTAAAGATAAAGGAGCTGAGCACAAATTTTGTATCCATATCGTAGAATTTTGCGAGGCGCGAGATGGCACGATAACCGCAAATTAACTTAATTTGTAAACTCTTCGCGACGCTGCGAAGGTCGCGGATAAACTCCAATACGTCAAGATGTCCGCCACAAATACCCTCTTCTACTTTTTTGTTGTAGTTTATTTCAATGAAGGCGAAGCGGTCGCGGCTGCTCTCATCCATCTGATAGCGTCCGCAATACTCTTCAGTCGCGCCCTGTCCGTTTGTGTTGCCCGCTGCAATACAAAAGAAATTAGGGTGTTTTGCTACCTTCTCACTGCTGTTAGGAAATGTATAGTAACCGTTTGCGAGTGCAGCGTTTAGGGCTATAATAGCCTCGGCCGTGCTGTTGTCGAGTTCGTCGGCAAAGAACAACCCTCCGTTTTTCCACGCTTTGTAAAATGGTGTTTCTTCGTACTCGCCCTGTGCGTTCTTGTAGCCTGATATATCAAACTTTGTAACGAGTGTATTTTGATAGTAAAACTCCACTCCTAACGCCTCGGCTATCTGCTCGGCTATTGTGTTTTTGCCGCTACCTGCCGGACCGTACAAATATACGTTTTCATGTGCTGCAACGAGGCGCAGAATGTTTTCGAAATTTGGATCGAGTATGCTCCGCGTTTTTGTCGTTGTCTTCTTGCCATCCACGACAACGTTAATAATACTGCCTGTGCCTGCGTTCTTCGCCTCGTCGAGCTGTTTTTTAAGGCTCTCAACCTCCGCGGCTGCTTCGGTCTTTCCTCTCTGGTAGCCTTCCTCCTGCTGCTGCGCGAACATCTGTGACATAAAATTTAATGCCGCACTATTCACGTTGTTACTTGCTGTTGCTGCTGTTGTGTTCTGCTCTTCCATATTGTTATTATTATTTGTGTTATTGTTTGTGGTTGATGTTGTGGGGGTGTTTGTTGCTCTCTTTCGTCCCTGCGTGTAGTCTGCGAAGTTTATAGTTATTACTCTCTTGCCTACACGCTCAACGCTCAGGGTTTCGGAGTTGAAGACCACAACGAGCTCCTCCTCCTTACTTGCGCCGTAACGGGGATGTCCTGGCACTCCCTGGAAGGTTGCGCCCTCGCTGATTTCATTTGTTAAAATGTAGTTAACGAGTTCAGCCTCAAAAGCGGTTAGACCGTTCTGGCGCATCTGTGATGTACTTAATTTTTCCATATTGTTAATTTTATTTATTGTTATTCGTGCCTGCGGCGGACTTCAACCGCCACGGGAGGCAGGTGTTTTGATGCACGAATTAAGTGCAGTTCGCCCCGTTGGGCTACTATCTTTTACACGCTCGCACAGCGCAACACATCTCCGACAGGCTGTAATAACACGTTAATAATGCTAATACAGAAGTATTTTAATAAATGTAAACAAGCCAAAGAACGCTATAATATCAAATATTTATAAGTATGGGAAAATAATTTTATTCAAATAAAACCGCGCCAAATTTGCACGTTTCGAATAAAATAGCTAAATTTGCACCGCTTAGGGATTAAGCAAGTGAAGCGTTTTGCCTTCACGCCGCCCACAACTGGCTGCAACCAGTTGTGGGCTTTTTCTATTTTACCTATATATAAATATATAATAAGTTCAAAGAACGAGTAAGTAACGTTTGTTGTTATCTTACGTGTGCAAAGGTAGTAACTATTTTCGAAACTTGCAAGCTTTTTTGCAAGTTTTTTTTGTAAAAAGCAAAACTTTTTTTGGGTATGTATAATATTGATACGGAGGTAGATAGGCACGGTGCACAACTTTACAAATAAGCCTGTTTTCTTTGCGTGTGACGACGTGCGGATGCGGCGGCGTGTAAGCTATAAGGCAGGCACGAAAGAGGACGGCAGAACGGCACGAAATAGCCGGAACGCCTCGCACGCCTGAAAGATATTTTTACAGATGGCAGCACGAAGGGCGGCGGGCGTGCCTGGTGATCGACGGAAAGCGAGGCGGCGAGGCTGCGCACCGTGGGGGGTATAGGGGGGGGAGAAGGCAGGCAGGAGCAGGAGTGGAAGGCAGGCAGGCAGGCACGACGAGGCGAAAAAGTTCGGCGTGGCGTATTGGTGTAGGTGCAGCTCCTCGCGCGTGCGTATATATATATATATTATTAGCTATATATTATATATTTATATATATATTATCTATATATCTATAATATAAATATTATATCTATATATCTAATAGTATATATAAATATAATACCTTTTTCGCCTTTTTCGTGTAATACGTCCGTCTTGTATGTAAAAAATAGTATTTATAGAGCCTGTAAGTAATTATGTATCAGCGTGTTATACACTTTATACTCTTTGCTTTTTGAGCCTTCGCCATCCGCAGGAGTTAAATACCCCACCCCCCCAGGCTCCCACCGCACCCACCGCACCCACCCTTTCCCTTAATTTTTTATTTTTTTTATTTTTGGAGGTGTCACACGCAGCGGTTCTTCACTTTTTATTATTTTCATTATTATTTCCACCATACTTCAAAAGTCGTTTATTTGCCCATTTGTTTGCGCCCTGCCGCACTTTTATTTCCTTTTGGTGTAGTTATTAGTCTTTCGGTTAAAACACGCTTAGAACACAAGTAAACAGCCTCTTTTGTCTTTGTTACTCGCCTGTGTATGTTTATATCTTGTTTTTCCTGAACTTATGTGTGTAATTATTACAACCTGCATAATAGTTAAATAAATTAACATAAAATGTTAAAAAATAGGGTTTGCAGTTCAAAAGCTTGCAATGCTTGTTTGTATGTCCTTACTTTGTATGTCCTTACTTTGTATTCAAAACGAAATCTGATGGCCGATAATAAGAAATTTTACATACAGCGATACACGAAGTCTGCGCAGGGTGCGTGGGTGAGTGACGGCACGCCAAAGAGTCTTGAGGATGATTTTGGCGGTGTTATTCGCTACAAGTCAATGACTGGTCTCAACTCCAAGGGTAAGCAGAAAGGCGTGTATACAGAGAGTTATGCTGAAACAGACGTTCTTCGGGTATTTGTAGACCCGAACGCCACACACGAAAGTACAACATGTACGCTCTCTGTTTATGTGTTCGGGTATAACATTGATACCACTACGAGCTTGCCGATTGAGGAGCAGACGAAGAAAATGGAGGCTGCATGGGATGAGCTTTACTTCTACCTGGAAGGCTCCCTGGTGCTATGGAAAGACGATTACAGACAGCGCAAGGCGTTGTTTCTTGTGCAGGATGCCTGCGAGCCGTCTTCCGATGTGATAAAAAACACGCCGTATCTTCAGTGTTCGGTGAAACTTGTCAATATTTTTGGTAGAACATTTGACAGTGCGAGTACAACCATTGAGGACTGGCTTAAAAATGGAGGCAAGGTGTCGAATGGTTAAGCGCAAGTGGTGGGGAGTTCCGTACAAGGGCAGCAAGTCGCAGGTAGTAGACAGATTGGTGGAGGCGATTCCGTATAAAGGCGTTGACAATTTCTACGATTTGTTTGCTGGTGGCTGCGCCGTGACTCACAAAATGCTTCTCGAAGGCTGGTATAGACACTGCTACGCCAACGATATAGACGGACGGGCGTTGAGGCTTTTCCGTGACGGCATGGACGGCAAATACGCCATGGAAACGAGATGGGTGAGCCGCGAGGACTTCTCCAAGCTAAAAGACACCGACCCATACATCTCCTGCTGCTGGAGCTTCGGCAATAATCAGCGTGATTATCTGTACTCGAAAGTCATTGAGCCGTACAAGAAAGCGTGCCATTATGCTATAATATACGGAGATTTCAGTCTTTTAAGTGACCTATATCCAGACGTAAGCGAGGTGTGCAAGGAGGCACTTAGGGAAGTTACGGGTTGGCACGAAAGGCGGATTAAGTTCCGCTCTGCCATAAGGGAGTGTTTAAAGACTAATTCGGCGGGTTCGTTCGCAAGCTTGTCTACAAGCTACGACACTGATCGCCTCGAAAGCCTCGAACGTCTCGAACGTCTACAGAGCCTCGAAAGCCTCGAAAGCCTCGAACGTCTACAGAGCCTCGAAAGCCTCGAAAGCCTCGAACGTCTACAGAGCCTCGAAAGCCTCGAACGTCTCGAACGTCTACAGAGCCTCGAAAGCCTCGAAAGCCTCGAACGTCTACAGAGCTTTCAGAGCTCCGAAGTGGACTACAGAGAGGTTGGAATACAACCAAACTCTGTTATATATGCGGATATTCCGTATTTCTCTACAAATGCTTATGGCAAGAACTCTTCGATTACACAGCCGTTCAATCACAGTGAATTTTACGACTGGTGCTGCAATCAGGAGGAGTTGGTGTTGATAAGTGAGTATTACATGCCGGCGGACAGATTTACGGAGGTGTGGAACGTTAAACACAAGCAGAGCCTATGCGCCACAAAGAGAAGCTCTGTTACTGAGAGGCTGTTCGTGCCGACAAATCAGCTTGACAAATATCACTCCATGATGCAGCAGTCTGGGCAAAGCGACCTGTTTCATAACTTATAAAACTATTAAAACATGGCAAATATTACAGAAGACTCGCTGAAATCAGCGTTGACCGACCTCGGTCTTACACAGATTGGCTTACCGAAGATGTGGAGAGGTGAGCAGGATGGTTTTTGGATAAAGGCACTCGCCCTTGTTCGCAAACTTAATGGGGACCTCTCCTATTATGCTATTGAGCGCAATGCCGAAGGACTGATTAGCTACAAGACGGACTACGGGCGTATGTCGCCCATACGAGAGCGTGTGAGAATACATCCGTATATGTTTCTTGACGAGGCTCGTTATGTCAATGTGGGCGACGAGAAAGACCGACGTTATCATCTGTTCACCGTCACAGAGGACGAAGAGGAGAAATCGAAGGTGATGACCATGAGCGACGAGGAGGTAATCTTAAAACTCCGTGAACGCGGTATCAGATTGCAGCTTGAGAGTGACGAGTCCGATCTTGCGGCCACTAAAATTGTAGAGTACGACGATGCCGAAGATGCTACGCCGTCAGTTGTCGACGACGAGCAGGGTGAGATTGAGCGCATGATGCTCGAAGCTGATGCGCAGCACGAAGAAGAGACGGCAGCCGAAAAGACAGCGGAGGTAGAAGTAGAAGAAAAGACGACTTCAACACCTAAAAAAGCTCCTGTAGCAAAAAAAAAGAAGGCTGCGGCTACAAAACCGAAGAAACGAGTAGCAAAAACCTAACTGACACCCGGACCTCAGACTTCCTCCAAGAGATGACCGGTGAGTTCTCTGAGTTGCGCGATGCAATGGAGTCCGCAGGTGAAAAAACACCATCTTCATTTGACGAAGATGAACTTTTCAAGCCTGCGGAGGACCCGAACGAAAAAGAGCTTGCGCCGGAGCAACGAAAGCTGACATATAAAGAGCGTAGAGCCATCATAAAACATCGTTATTACTTCAAAAGAGAAAAGACACAACGTCACATCAAGAAGGGTAAGGCGATGATGAACGAATATGGCAAAGAAGAGGTTATTGAAACGCTGTTTACAAGAGAGTCGGCAAAAGAGGATGCGAAGAGGCAAGCGAACAAGAAGCTTTCGGAGGCATTGAAGAGGTATTACGAAAACAAGAAGAAACAAGAACAAGAAAACAAGAACGAGATATGAAACAGGAGTTATTGGATGATTTGCAGCGTCTGCTGAAATGCCCAAAGCCAAAGGTTGAGTATGCCGGTGAGGGTGCTCTTCACGCATGGTACTGCGAGGCGTGTGAGTTGAAAGAGCGTATAAAATCGGGAGAGCCTATAGACATACAATGGGCGACTCGTCCTCTCAATGTGCTTGTGGTATCTGGTGACGGCACGCTGCCTGACGGAGGTCGGTATGGTTGTTGTAATTTTATACGTCATCCACGTCAATATTACGATGCGGCAATACTCTTTCGTTACTTTGTGTTTGCCATTATTGTTTATCACAGCAATAACAACCCTACGAAGGACGATATAGATGCCTACGAGCTTGCGCTGCGCGAGATGGAGGAGATATGGGTGCCATATAATGAAAGGAGTAGCAAAGGATAGTAATTCGAGGATGATAAAGATAATAAACAGACTTGCCGACAGCGGATTTGCCAAGGTTGGATTTCGTGAGGTTACTCCTTGCGAACTATGGAATAAGGTTGTAGATAATCATATCGTTGAAGTTTACGGCTTAGATAATAATTCTGACAACCGCGAAATGTTAATGGATTTTTTACACAAAGGAAGGAGTAGCAACAATGATTAATAGAGAGGACATTAAGGAGGGCTTGAAGTTTAGACTGCCCAATAACAAAATTGAGCGTAAGCATCCAGGCGCCACGGATATGTGTGAATCCGTCCAGTATCTGACAACGCTGAAAACTCCGCACGGAGACAAAAATTATGTAACGCTCCAAGTGCCGCTTTTCGAGGTGTGCGGCGGTCCGAAGCTGATAAGCTTCGCCGACAAGAATGACCCGCATTGCGCATGGGTCGGCGAGTACATCAAGGTTCGCAGCGATGCGCTCGGGAAGAAACCGCGCTACATATCCCTGGGCGACGTGATGCAACACGGAAGACGTGCTATCGACGCTAATCTCTACCCTATTTTCAGTACAGAGAACCCGAGGAAAGACTGGGCGAACAGCACCTTTTTTGCCGGCAGTCGTAGCGGCGGTAAAAGATACCGTATGGAGCATTACGGATGTTCCCTTGATCCGATTGACGTTCTTCCAAAGCTTTCCGCGTTTACTGAACAGCCAACTGGAGATGCCGATACGTTCCGCGACATTACCAACGGCATGTACGACACCTTCAAGGCGAAGAATCACGACTACGGCAATAGTTTTGCGGAGCTGTTTAAAGAGTGCGGCATGACATACGCCTACGGACACATGGCAGAGAAGCTAAAGCGCGTGAAGTCACTGATGTCTGACGAGGCGAAGGTGAAGGGCGAGAGTATGAGAGACTCCCTGCTTGACCTTGCGAACTATGCGATACTTACGATTATGGAACTTGACAAAACGAAGAAATAATTGCAACTTAAAATCTAATAATATGCAAGAGATTGTATTTAGAAGTAACGATAATCAGGCACTGACAACGAGTGTGATTGTTGCAGAGAAGTTTGGTAAAGAACATAGCGACGTTCTTAAAGCTATAAAAAGTTTATTTACGACAGGGGAAAAATCCCTTTTCGTTGAGAACCAGCAACTTGCGAAGATGTTTTCCCTTACAGAGGTGGAACAGCCGATGCCTGTTGGTGGCGGTGTGAAAAAGCTGCCTATCTACGTGATGAACAGGGACGGCTTTACTCTGTTGGCTATGGGTTTTACGGGGTCGAAGGCTTTGGCTTTCAAACTGGAGTATATGAATGCCTTTAACGCTATGGAGCAACAGATACGTCAGAGTTCTGGTGTTCCTCAGTCATTTGCCCAGGCTCTTATGCTTGCTGCCAAGCAGCAGGAGCAGATAGAAGCACAGCAGAAGCAGCTTGAGATGCAGAAGCCGAAAGTAGAGTTCTTTGAAGCAGTGGCTGAAAGCAAGACCGCCATCGACATCAAGGCAGCTGCGAATACTCTCCACTTCAAAAACATCGGCAGAAACAAGTTGTTTGAAATTCTGCGCAACGCGAAAATACTCATGTGGAACAATCTCCCATATCAGAAGTATGTTGACTGTGGATATTTCCGCACGATAGAACAGAAATACACAACGCATGACGGTGTGAAAATTAGCATCAAGACACTCGTCTATCAAAAGGGAATGGATTTTATCCGTAGGACACTTTATAATTTGGGTTACAAACAAATTGAGTAATGACTAAGGACTGGAACGGAAACGGCAAGAGCACCTTCATAACAATCGGTGCGAGCAACCACACGGACAAGGAGCGTGAGGAGCACGACTTCTATAGCACATCGCATGAGGCTATAGACAAGCTCTTAAAGCACTTCTCTTTGCCGAAGAAGATATGGGAGTGCGCTTGTGGTACTGGATGCTTGTCAGAGCGTCTTGTCGAGTTCGGGCATGATGTCGTGAGTACCGACCTTATAGACCGAGGCTACGGCGGTGTGCAGGACTTCTTTAAAGCGGATACGATGCCCAACGGCTGCAAGTGCATACTGACGAACCCACCCTACAAGTACGCATTGGAGTTCGTGCAACACTCGCTTGACTTGCTTCCTAACGGAGGTTTGTGTGTGATGTTTCTCAAGACAACGTTCCTGGAGGGTCAGAAACGCTACGAGAGGCTCTATAAAAACACGCCGCCTAAGTACGTACTGCAATTCTCAAAGAGAGTGTTGTGTGCAAAGAACGGCAAGTTCGCTACGATGCGCAATGGGGGGGTAGTGCAGTCAGCTACGCATGGTTTGTATGGGAGAAAGGTTACAACGGAGAAACAACCGTAAAATGGATATGATAAACGAGCAACTTCAAAAGAAAATAGACCGTGCCATCCGGCTGTTGCAAGGCGTGCAGAACGGATACGACGGAGAGATTGAGGTGGCGTATTCGGGAGGCAAAGACTCGGACGTGATACTCCAGTTGGCTAAGGAATCTGGTATCAGGTATCGCGCCATCCACAAGAGCACTACGATTGACCCGCCTGGTACAATTGCACATGTAAAAGAAATGGGCGTGGAGATACTGCGCCCTAAGATTTCATTCTTCAACCTCGTGGCAAAGAAAGGACTCCCCTCGCGTTTTTATCGCTTCTGTTGTGAACAACTGAAAGAATACAAGGTGTGCAACAAGGCGATTATTGGCGTGCGAAAAGCCGAGAGTTCAAAAAGAGCGGCAATATACAAAGAGCCGACAGAATGTAGGTACTACGGAGAGAAGAAGGAAGAAAACCATGTGGAAGCTATATACCCTATCCTCGAATGGACCGACGAGGACGTGCGCAACTTCATCATCGACCGAAAGCTGAAGCTCGCACCTATTTACTACAATTCGGGGGGGGCAAATCGACGTATCGAAACGCCTGGGCTGTATGTGCTGCCCACTCGCCTCACAGCGCAAGCGTATCGCGTACTTCAAGGAGAAACCGCGCATGGCTCGCTGTTATCTGCGCGCCGGCAAGCGGTTTTGGGACACACATCCCGACTCACACGTTCAAGACCGATATGCCGACATTTACGAATGGTTTACTCGTAACGTATTCTTCCTTCGTGAAAAAGACTGGCAGGAAGCAAACAACTCGCTGTTTGGAAAGCCAAACTGGAAGGAATTTCTTGAAAGGGAATTTGGCATTGATTTGACATTATAATAAAAATGAACAAAAACAGATACCGCAACAAGGCACCCTACTCCACCCTGCATCCCGACGCAAGGCACTGGACTCGCAAGGGCAGTTCGTGGAAGCAGAAGGTTGGCTACGATACCGAGGATGAGGCGTGGGAGTTTCTAAAGACACACCCGAAGCTCATTGAGCTGGGAATGACCGTCTACAAGTGTGACGTCTGCAATATGTACCACTGCGGACACAAGTATAACAATAAATAATTGAGAATGAAGAAGAAAGGATATTACGAATATACACCGCAGATTTACCCAAGGAAACTTTGGGTGATGTACAATACGTCTGAAGAAGAAATAGACAAATGCTTTACCAACATGAAAGGCGAGCCTCTTGTTCACAACGGCGAGCCTATGAGTGAAGGAAACTACGGAGGTATGGTTTATGACGAATGTATGAGTAAGGCAGGGAAATACTTCGGTAATCTCGTTGTCTTTCCAAAGAAGAAGGATATGACTATGAAAAATATCTGCCATGAGGCATATCATGTTCTATCGTCTATCAACGATGCGTGCGACTTGGAAAGGATGTATAACGGCAGAAATGAGCACCAGGCATACCTTATGGGTTGGATATGTAATTGTATCAACAACGCTCGTTTGGGAGTCGGTGATTTTATAGAAATAAAAGACAAGGAGGAATAGCTTATGGATAAAAATGAAAAATTAAAACTTGGTGACATTTTTCTTGCGCCAAAAGAATTTTTTCTAAATAATTCTGTCGGAAAGCTAAAGCAGCAAATAGAAAGTTATGCGGAAGTCAGAAAAGATGGCAGGGTTATGTGCGCGGTTGTTGAGGATGTAAATTCAGTTTTCCCCCACGAATCATTATATACAATCGCTGTGAAACAAAAACAATTTGCACCTCAAATTAGGGTTTGTGTCAGTAAGGATTATAACCTTGATTGTTTTGAATTACTTTCTAAAGAAAAAATGAAGGTTGCTGGTGTGCTTTGGTTTTGTTTTGGGGTTTAATATAGGAGGAATAGCTTATGTTTTTGGGATTTGAGAACTATCGCGACATTGATGTGCTAAAAGCAAAAACACTCGTTGAGGTCGAGAGAAGCCATTATGACTCAAACGATGCTTTGTTTTTCAAAACCGCTGATGGAGAATTTTACATTATGACGCACAATCAAGACTGCTGCGAGAATGTATATATAGATGATATTTGCGGCGATTTCGCTGATTTACTGAATGAGGAAATACTAACAGCGGAAGAGTTAAACAACGACTATCCTGTAGATGAAGAATGTATTGAAGATACTTATACTTGGACATTTTATCATTTAGCAACGTTCCATGGGGATGTCACTATTCGATGGTTTGGAACAAGTAACGGCTATTACTCCGAGAGTGCGGAATTTTACAAAATTAGTGAGGAAGATTATAATGTTCATGTAAATAGGAACAGCTTATGATTAAGAAAGGAGATAAACGCAAGAAGCATTATAGGTGCAAGGACTGCGCAATGTTCGCAGACGAGGATGCAGACAGCGCACCCTATTGCCTCGCCAAAGACCTCTACACGTTCGTGATGGGCGAAGATGAGGCTTGCGAGGAGTTTGTAAAGTGGAACGGTAAGAAATAATAAACAAAAACAAAATGGAAAGAGAGAAGATAGTAATAGAACTTTGTGGCGGCAGGATGCCTGAAAAGGCACACGATGCCGATGCAGCGTATGATGTGTTCACCAAGGAAGACGTGAAGGTGTACGATTGGAACCGATGTGTGATACCTCTCGGCTTCAAGATACAGCTCCCGAAACACCTCGCTGCGGTGATACAGCCAAGAAGCGGTATGTCTTCCAAGGGCTTGTACGCCCGAAGAGAGCACTTCAAAGGAGAGTTTGTCGATGTCCGCATTGATGCCGACGTGAAAATCGGCTTGATAGACAGCGGTTACACTGGCGAGGTTACGGCAATCGTAAAAACCTTTGGAATAGGCAGCTATCTGTCAAATAAGATTATTATCCCTGCCGGCACAAAGATAGCACAGATGCGCATTGTGGAGATACCGAATACGGAGCTTGTGAGCGGTGTCATCAAGAAAGAAGAAAACGACGACAAAGAAAATGGCGACAAGAAGCGTGGCGACAACGGTTTTAATTCAACAGGAGTAAAATAATATGGCAAGCAAGACATACATCGGCATAGACCCTGGCTCAAAGGGTTTCATAGCAGTAATGCACCCTGACGGCACGCGCGAGTATTGCTCCTTGCAGGATTGTGACTATCACGATATTGCGCTGTTTCTGAAAAACATCAAGACGGTGTGTGAGGAAAATTGCGTGTGCTGTATGGAGGAGATACACGCCATCTTCGGTTCGTCGGCAAAGTCCACATTCTCGTTCGGAGAAACGTTCGGATTACTGCAAGGTCTGTTGATTGCGCTTGAGATACCCTATCATCTTGTACCTCCGAAGACTTGGCAGAAGGAGATTTGGATAAGTCACGATAAGGTTATCAAGAGTTACTGCGGAAAGAAAAGCACGGACAACAAGGCGACATCCATCAACGCCGCAAGACGATTGTTTCCGACCGAAGATTTTAGGCGTACAAGCAAGTGCAAGAACGTAGACGATAACAAGTGCGACGCAACGTTGATATGCGAATACGGGCGAAGGAAGTGCCTTTAAAACGAATTTAAACACATAAACGTATAAATATATGGCAAAAGTAGCAAGTAAAAAGACAGTTGACAACAACGCTGGGTTGTTGAAAACAATCGAAGGTATTGACAGAAAGAAGGTTGTCTGCGTAGAGGATTTTGGTAGATTTATCGTAGTTCTCTTAAAGGACGAGGCTATCTTTCACACGCACATCGGCTTGGAGGTACGCTGCAAGCGGTGGATTACAAACTTAGAAGGTAAGGCAAACGACGCTTCGCTTTTCATGTGGCTTGCAAATCTCGTAGATATGAAGCACGAAACCAAAGGAAAGGAGAATTTGAAATTCCCCGAAACAGACACAACCTACGCCGATATGCTTGACAGTATGATCATTATGACAGAGGCGAACCTTTGCCATCCTACAACCGCTTTCGTTGATATGGACGAGGCTGTAAAGTTCGCAAACGAGCGTTTGAACTGGCTTTTAGCTAAATCCAAGGAGCTTGAAAATACAATCAATACCACCGTAGAAGAAGAGTCCGAGGAGGACTTGAAAAAGAACTTCGAGGATGGACAGGTGGCGATTATTGCGGAGCAGGTCGCAAAGGAGCTCAAGAAGGACGAGGTGTAAGAAAAACAAATGGGATAGACTAAATAGAATAGACTATGGAAGAACAAAACATTCAAAACGAGCAGCCGGAGCACAAGCTAAATCCGATACTCAACCTAACGGGGCGCGGACATTTCTTTGTATACAATTTCGCTCGACTTCGAGATTGGCGAGTAGTACAAATGGCGGACGCACAGGGAGTAATAAGAGAAGGCATTTTCTTGCCTTTCTTGCAGAACGGCATTACAGTACACGATAGACGTGACAAGATTATCCAGTCTTTATATCCCGACGTGAATACGGCATCAAAATTGGGAGTCAAGACTTACTCTCCGTGCATTTCAAGAGTAGCGCACGAAAAGCTTGTTGAGCAGGGATTGTTGCTTCCTGGTTATACGCCGTGGTCAGAGCCGTGCATGGGCTTCCGTGTGCGCGATTTTGGTTTTTGTGGTAAAAAGAAGTAAAAAAAATATTATATGGAAAGAAAAGAAGTTGTGATGCAGAAAATTGAAGATATGGTGTGTAACGCAGTGAGTTCTGTTATGCGCCAACACAAGCGTAGTGTTATCGGCACAGAGGAGCTTTATACTGGAAAGAAAAACATACCGCTCGCAAGAAGTATTGCTCGCAACTTCTGCTTTCATATAATGCACTTCTACTACGGATTTACATATCCAGTGATTGCGCAGCGTGCCGGTATGACAGAGAAGAGTGTTATGCGGTGCGTCCGCAAATATCATCAGTACACGATGAGCGACCCTTTGTATATTGAAATTCGTAGTGTTGTTAAAAAGAAAATCGGAAATGAGCAATAACGAACTGTTGAACATGAAGCGCAACGCCCTTATGTTGGGGTTATGCGGAGAATACAAGAAAAAGTGGAATAACTGCACCTCGAAGAAAGAGCTTATAGACTTGGTATTAGACTCCAACGGCGTTGAGTTTCTTGCAGATGCAATAACTTTCGGTTGGGGGTGTTCGCAGGAGTTTCTTCTGAATGAGTTTGCGGACTTCATCAACGGCAAGTATCAGCGCAAGAAAGATGGGTACACAAGTGAGCTTTATGTAGAACCTCATGGCAAAATAGAGCTTAGGAGTACCCTTACGGTTATTGCCGGAGGTCGTGCGAGTGTCATTGTTCCACCCAACTTTTTCGGAAGGGTTTATGTTTGTGGAGATGGTGACAGTCTGATATTCGGTAGTAATGGTGGTTCGATAGAGTTGTTCGTTTACGGGAAATACGAACGGGCTGTTACGAAGTGTGCTAAGTCGCTTAAAGTAAAAAGGAAGGACATAAAGGCGAGCCAATGGCGCAAATAGCAATACTGAACAAATACCGCAACGAGTTGGGTCGGGCATACCGAAAAATGTACGATAATGGCACGAGGAGCGAGTGGTGTAACCGCTCCAATATGCGCTCGTACTCATGCCGACCCGACAAAAGATGCGAAACAATAAGTACTTCTACGCAAGATAATTTAATATTGGAGATACATGGAGAATAAAGAAGCAACCGCAAGGGATGTTTACCGCAAGGTAAAAGAAAAGCAACTGAAGGAATTTCAGGAGCGCATGCCAGAGAACAAACAGGGTGTAGAGTTTGAGGCAAATGGAGTAAAATATGTGGCAGCTATCAGACGACTGACACCGCAGGAGTGTGCCGAGCTGCAAACCATGCCGCACGATTACGAATTTGTTACAAGCGAAACGCAGCAGTACAAAGGCTTGGGTAACGGCTGGAACATTGAAACAATCAAGCACATTTTCAGTTTCATTCCTAAAATCAAGTTGAACAACCTCAAGGTCTTGTCTTTGTTTGACGGAATTTCAGGGGGACAAGTTTCGTTACGCGGCATCGGTGCTAACATAACGACTTATCTTGCATCGGAGATTGATAAGCACGCTATTGCGAATACGATGCACAACTTTCCGAATACTATCCAGTTGGGTAGTGTTACGGACTTGAATATAGACGAGATAGTTGAAAAATACGAGGTGCCCGACATCTTAATCGGAGGTTCTCCGTGCCAATCGTTTTCTTTTAGCGGAAAGATGAAAGGCATGAGTACAAAGAGTGGCGAGGAAATTTACACCCTCGAACGCTATCTCGAATTAAAGTCACAAGGCTTTCAGTTTGAAGGTCAGTCCTATCTCTTTTGGGAGTACATGCGAATACTTACGGAGCTGCGTAAGTATAATCCCGATATTTATTTCTTTCTTGAAAACGTCAAGATGCTTGAAAAGTGGGAAAGATGTCTTTCTCACGCTATCGGTGTGCGTGGTATTCATATTAACTCTGCGCTTGTATCGGCACAGAACAGACGACGTATCTATTGGACTAATATCAAGACAAAGCCAGTTGCAGGAGAAGGTCTATTTTATGACGAAAGCGACCCGTTTGCATGGCCTCCGCTTGAAGTGGATATTCCGCAGCCGGAAGACCGAGGTATCGTTATTAAGGATATTCTCCAAGAAGAGGCAGGTGAGAAATACTATCTGAAAGACGAAACGGTAGCGCAGTTAATGGCAAGGACAGATAAAAGAAAACTCAAAGACTATCTTTTAGAGCCACAGGTAAGCGTTAAAGAGTTGTTTGAGTATATTTGTACCTCTGACGAGTTTAATGCGCTTACAGGTGAAGAAAAGCGTGAATTGGCGGAGTTTAGCTTTGGTTTAGAAAAACAAAGACTTGAAGGTTTGTATAATGAGAACGACAAGAGCGTTTAATATGGGGAGTGGTATCACCCCCCCCCACCACCAAATCCACTGCGTTAAACGCAAGATACATAGGCTGGTGGTACGTTCCAGGACATAGGCAGCACACAGGAATTGTTGAGATTTATGAAAAATAGATTACACGGAGTTGCGGTAACAAGGCAAGGTATAAGTCCGTCAAACATCAATGCTTGCAGACCGCACATCGGGGGGTATGTGTTTGTAATGTATGAGAAAGATAAAGATTAGTCGCAAGGGAGGTATTATTGAGTCGCACAAAGGCTCGGCTTTATGTGTTGGCGCACATGGGGCAGGCAATAACTCGCAATGCGATTGTGTTTTAGAAACGTATGAGAAGTAATGTGATTGCCGTTAGAGGACGTTCTATTGGTGATTGGCACAATTCACCACACGAACAGAAAATTGAGCTTAGAGGACAAAAATCGTCCTCTCTCACCTCTGTGGCGAAAGATAATTTATTATTTGAAATGTATGAAGAAAATCAGTCAGCTTAACGGAAATCCCGAATGGGGAAACACAGCACATCAACAACATCGGTTTTACTCCATATTCGGGGGGGGGTATTTGCCTTTTAACCGGTAGTTATGATAGAAGCGTGATGAAAATCTTAGAACTGTATGAGAAGTAAAATACTTAATCAGTACCGCACTGAGCTTGGAAGAAAGGTGTGGGGGCAATACGCTTGCGACGAACGAAAATACGGCACAAGGCACAATTTTATGGCTTTTTCGTGCCGCCCCGATTTCAAAACGAGTTCAGTTATGCGGGGGCAAATCAATTATTTGTTAGAGATGTATGAGAGAATATCAAGTTCATCCGCAGGTTAATGGAGGTCTTAGAACTCTCTCCTGTAGAAACAACTATTGGGGGGGTATTGAAGCCTCCTATTGGAAGGGTTATGACACAAGAGGTTATAGACCATATATACTAAGGCTTTATGGAAAATAGAATAGTTTTTTATCCGACTTTGTATAAGTCAATAGTTATTCATACCCCCCCAGAGCAAAAACAGGCACGCTGACTGCATTTTACGCTCACGGCTTGGGAGGTTTTGATTTACGTCCGTTTGTTTTAGAATTAAGAGAAGTATGACGACAATACATCAAGTAGAAAATATATCCAAACAGATTAGGGGGGGGGCAAAGCAAAGCTATTTGTATGTGCGCCACCCTCTACAAGGGAGGAGGAAATAATAGTGTAACGTATATAATTGAGTTTTATGAGAACTGATAGTGATGTAAATAAGATTTGGGGGAATATTACCCCCCAACGATAAGACAAGAACAATATTAGCCGCCATGCACAAAGGCGTGGCGGCTAATGGTATGGCTATTGTGTTGAGTTTATTTGAGGTTTGATTATCTTTGCGTTCTGTAAACGTCAAAAACCATGTTTAATATGTAACCTATTGAAAGTTGGTATAAATAATTCTCAGGAAGCTCGTAGTGCGCTAATATTTCGTTAAAATCCTTATCTACGATATATCTCATTGTCGTTAAGTGCGAGTTACCTTGTGAATCTTTAATACGAAATTTCTGCGTTATCATATATCCTTCAAGGTTGTGTGTTTCAAGAGATTCGTATGGACCAAACTCTTTTAAATGTTTCTCGACAAGACTCCAAACTACAGGTTGAGAAGTCTTGTAATCAAATTTGTTTCCACATACGGAATAATACTCCTCCAAAACATTCTCGGCCGCAGAAATCGCACGAAGATTACACCAAATCGTATTGTTACATTCTTTTACATCTGTTTCTATGGGTTCGTAGCTACTAAAATCGCTCACTGTTCTATACATGTGTTCTCTAATCAAATCTTCACCTTTAGACTGGTCGGACTTGCAACCCGACAAACATATAAGTGTGGTTGCAAAAACTAATACTGATAATATTCTTTTCATGTAATATTTGTTGTTAGTTATTAATGTTTTGCAAAAATAGTTCTTTATGTTTGTTGGTTTTCGTAGGTATTCCGTATTTAACACCAATTTAACACAATTACGGGAGGTTGGAAATAACTCATCCTCCCGTAATCTTAGTTCATAAACACCTTTATGCCCTTGTTGCCCTGCGAGTGACCCGATTTTACGCAGCTTGATAACGTATCTCGAATATCAGTGAGCAGTGTCGTTTGTAAGCGCAACTCTACCAATACAGGGTTATTGTTCGCATCCTGCAAGACTGCACCGACCGACGCTCCGAGCCGTTCAATCAGTGTATTACGGATTATCCGCACATCAGCCTGTTGGGTTGCCAAATAATACCTCATGGAATTAAGCAGACTCTCCAACGCCTGTGCAGTATTTTCGGTTACAGCCTGGATGCCCTGCTGCAAAGCGGAGAGATTGGAATTTAACCCCGGCTTGTAGCCCATAGCATCCATAAGGTTTTTGAGGTTTTCGTCAAGCACTGGACCGACCTGCCCCCACATGTCTATTATCTTCTGCAATTCCGACTTGGTTACTTCGAGTCCGTTGTTACCTCCTTCGCTACCCTCTGACACGGCTTCATCCACCGCCTTGAGTATAGGTTCTATCATCTTGCCTACAAGTCGTGTTGTCGCCTGTTTGACAATGAGATTTTTGACGTATTCATTAAACTTGTTATTGAGCGCATCGAGAGCGTCGCTACCCTCTCCAAACGCATTGACCCATGCTTGCGCAAAAGCTTCGGCTGCTGACTTATAGTTGGACTTGGAGCCAAAACCTCCGAGTTGTTCCGTAAGGCTTTCTTCGGCTTCCTTAATAGCTTTTTCGTTTTCCTTGATCTGCTTCCGATATTCCTCAATTTTGTCTTTGTCTTTCTTTCTCTTGCTCGACTCTGCCTTTATCATCGATTCGAGGTGGGCGTTCTGAGTCTTGAGGTTCTTTACCATTTCGTTGTTGTACTTTGCCAACATAGAAATGTCAAAGGCGTCGTCCATTGCCTCCTTGAGGTCGTTGTATGCGTCCTGCAACTTTTCGATGGACTTCTGATGCTTCTTTATCTGTTTTTGGAGCTTCTTGTCCTTTGTTCCCCATCCGAATATACCTCCGAGTGTCTTGCCGATACCGCCGAGCACGCCAACCGTGCCTTTGATGGTAGAGAATGGCTTGGTTAAGTCTATCTCGCTCAATGACGAACCAATCTGACTGATACCACCGACAATCTCTTGTAGTTCATCGCCCATTTCTATGTTTAGGCCCCAATCGTTGAGTGCGCCGAACATATCGTTGGCTATATTCGCCACTTCGCTGAAACCCTCTCTGATACTGTGTATCTTCTGACTAAGCATCTTTTCCGCAGCCTGTCCATCACGAATTTGTTTCGCAAGATCTTTTGAAATCTTGCCCTGTGCTTCCAACTCTTCGAGTATGATGTCAAGCTTTCCTTTTTCAATGTCGTAGATGTCTTGCGCTTGTTCTGCCTCTTCTGAGTCTTCCCCGTGTTTCTTTACCGCAGACTCATATTTTTGCTTTGCGAGTTCAACCTCCTTATTTTGGCTTATGCTTCTATCTTTAAGACTGCTTTCTTTTTCGGTAGACTTGATATAGTCTTTTTCCAGTCGGGCACGCTTGGACGCAAATTTTATATATTCCGCAATATCATTAGAAAGACCCTTGAAGGGGTTTCTGTCAGCAAGCAACTCGTCTACCTTCTCCATCTGCTGAACAATCTGTTTGAGTTGTTCCGGCGAGAGGTTTTTCAGCTCGCCGCGCAGAGAGTTAAGTTTTTTGCGCATTGCTGTCAGAACACGCGAGGATGTTTGGTCGAGGTTTTCAAATATGGCGATATACATATCACTCTCCTTGAAGTCCTTCCATGTGTTTTCGTCTGTCTTCTTCTTGTATTGCGCATCAAGATTTGCCTGTAGCTGCTTTTTCGTGTCTTTGGTGAGATTCGGGTCGTTCTCCAATTTATAACGCTCCTCATAGTACCACTTATCCAGTTGCAACTGGTCTGAAAGCTGCTGCTTGTACGCCTTGATTAACTCCTGTGTTTGCTCTACTTGGTCTTGATAAACCTGCTTGTCGAGCTTTTGTACTCGGTCAAGATATTGCTTGTAGATGTCACTGTTGCCAAATCGCTCCTTGAGGACATTCGCCGTGTTGCTAATATCCTTGTTGTACTGATTGACGATATTCTCACTCCACTTGTTGATGTCGCCACCGTGTTTGCTCTTATAATCTTTGAAGATATACTTGTTAAACTCGTCGTCAATACTTTCGCGGACGCTCTCAAATGATGTGGTAATATCGCCGAACATGTTTTTGATGAGCGTGTCTGACAATCCCTCGTCTTTGAGCTTTTTGTATAGCTGCAACTGCGAGAACGAGTCTTCGATGTTGCGAGAAATATCATCTTTAAGCTTGTCGTACTCCGTTTTAGATATGTTCAAGTCTATGTCTGCTGCAATACGGAGTGCATTACCGCGTTTTCCGACATCCTTGTACTGATTGCCGATTTCTCGAATACGTTTGGCAATAGACTTGTCGTCGGGGAGTATATCGTTGGCGTTGAAACCTACGTTTTGTGCCGCCTCTTTGAAATACTTGCGTGTTTTCGCCAAGGCAGCCTCCTGTGACTCGGTTTTTATCAAGTCGTTGTACTTAGCGTTCATATCTTTCAGGAGTGATATGCGCTCCTGAAGAATGTCACGTTGAGCTTTGGAATTGCTCTTCTTTGCAAACGGGTCTTTGCCTCCAAGGAGTTTGTTCCAATACATTGCAGCTTGCTTTTGTTCTTCAGCATATTCTAACGCAAGCTCTTTAGTAAATAGGGTACGGCTATCAACGTTCTGCTTTCTCCATCTCTCCATGTTGCCAATATCGAGATAGGCGCCAGTGAAGAAATTTTTGGGCGAACGTTTGATGTTGTCTATCGTTTCTTGCCAGTCTTTAGCCGACTTCTGATAGTCATTAATAGTGTCGTTAAGGTTCTTCGGGTCTTTTACCTCAACACTTATCTTAATTTTGTTTTTGTCGGCATACTCCTGCAAATCCTCTATAATGGTCTTAATGGCAGGCTCTGTATCAGAATCGTCAACCTCTACGGGGAACTTAATGCCGTATTTTTTTGCGGCAATTTCATACAGCAAACGCTTCTGTGTATCTTCTGCGGCATATTGGTCTATTTCTACTTTGAGTTTTATAGGGTCTTTTTGGTATCTCTTCTTGAACTCTTCTATGCCGCCTTTCCCAACAAAAACATCCTTAAAGTTCTCTTCTGTTTGTTTTATTGCAGAACTTAAATCATCGAAGCCGTCCGACACGCCCTTCATGTATCCCTGTCCTTTGACAAGCCAATCGGGTAAGACCATGCTATTGCGAGAATAATAATCTTCCAGACCTTTCCACGCATCGTGCATACGTTTGAGATAATCAATATCGGCTTCACCATCAATACGCCCATTGCGCAAAGTGTCAAAATACTTCTGTGTTTGTATGTTCGCGTCTTTATAGCCGATATTGGCTAAAGCCATCGCTTTCTCTATCTTGTTGGTTTGAGAGATAATGTCTATAGCAGCCGTTTTGTATTCGTCCAAACCCTCTTTGATGCCGGATACTCCCCACCACCAACCGCTCTTGTCGCTTTGGGCAGCACGCTCCTTTATGGCTTCAAGTTCAAAGACGAAATCCGTATATCTCTTTTTAAGAGTCTTAAATTCTTTATCAAGCTGTGTTTCATTAAGCTCTGTAACATTAATCTTAGTCTCCAAGCCATCTCTGTTTGCTTGTTCGATAAGTTTGTTTAGAGCTTTGCGTTTTTCTTCTATGGCTTTGCTGTCATCAACATTGTTCTGTGCTCTATATATAACATTAGAAAAGTCTTTGTATTTGGCAGAGAGTTCGGAGATTTTTCCTAATGCGTCAATGGTGCTTTCACGTGCCTTTCTTATGGTTTCGTCAAACTGCTGCAACACATTTCTATAGTTCATTATAGTTTGAAGAATAGCATAGAAAGCAAAACCTCCCAAAGCAGCCTTTAAGGAACCTCCTATAGCAGAAATTGCGGTTTTCATCTTGCCAAAAGCAGTAGGCATAGATTGGATAAGGTCTAAAAAAGCTCGCCATCTGTCCACCATTGCGGCATTAAGAATAAAAGCTTTGCCTAAGTTAGACTGCATAAACATAGAATTAACCTTTATGGCAACAACAATGGAAAGCAAGGCTTTTGCAACATTTGCTATAGCCTCCCAATGATTTAGTAAGTTTGTGGCGAACTGAATAGAGCCTTTGAAAAAGCCCTCGTTTGACTTGCCGATGTCGTTAAGCATTACGTCGAAAGCATCTTTCAGGTTTGAAATCTTACCTTGAAGAGTTTCTGCCTGTATCTCCTGCATATTGTAGAATGTTCCACCCTTATCGGTCATGCGTTGGAATATTGCCTCAACGTCCTCAAATGTGACCTTACGCTTGGAAATCATATCCACAATCTGCGCTGTTGTATATGCTTCGCCTTTAACCTCTTTGAAGTAAGACTGTAGCTCTCCGTACATGTTTACGCCTGCCTCCGTAAACTGACGCACCTCTGAACCACGGAGATACGCAGCCGCTTTTACCTGTCCGTAAGCAAGGATAAGTCTACCCATATCAACACCAAGACCTGCTGAAACATCGGCAAGTCGCTTGGTGGTATCATAAAGTTTATCAGATTCAATTCGATAAGCAGAAAGCTGTCGTGTATAATCAACCAAATCCTTAATACGGAAAGGAGATTTAACGGCAAGTTCTACCGTTTTGTTGAATATCTCATCCGCTTTCGGCTTGTTCTGCAAGATTGCTTCAAGCGAACGTTGCGACAACTCGAACTGACCTCGCACCGCGGCTATCTGCTTTACAAAACCTTGCACGGTATTAATAGAGAACGCAAACGCCATGCGCTGTGCCCAACGAGAAATATAGCCCGACATATATGATGTCTGTTCGGCGAGATTGCGCGAACTTACGCCTGCTTCTTTGAGGTTTTGAGTGTGCCGAGCGATTGCTGCGTTCAGCGTCTCAAGTTTCTGCTTATAGTCCGCATCCGTCTGTGACAGCTTCATACGGGCTTCTTTCAGATACTCAATCGCACGCGCCTGTCGGTTAAGCGTGTTAGCCGCTGCGGAGAAATCAAGCGCGCCTTTGTACGATGTGTTCTGTTTGTAGTTCTTTTCTTGGTATCCTTTACTTCTGTCAGAGTAAGCTTTTCTTTGCTTGGCGTTAAATGAAGCTTCCGCACTCGACATTTTATCAAGAGCTTTCTGAAACGCAATAACGCGTTCCTCGCACATCTGCTGTTGGTATTTCAGCTCGTCCTGGAGTGTTTTCTTGCGCTTGATTAGGGAGTCTTGGTCTGCCTTGGTAAGGTTATAGCTTGTATCTTTCAATATGCTATCAATCGCGCCAATCTCTTTTTTGAGTTCAGCGATATTCATGCCACTTGCACCCTTGGTTGCCTCCTGTAATCTCCGAAACGCAAATACTGCCTGCATGATACTACTTGTGCCTGCACCTTTCATGTTTGAAAGTTGTGCAACCATCTGCTGTATATTCTGCGAAGCCTGCGTGATATTGCCGCTCATACTACCTGCGCTTGCTCCAATGTTGCTCAGACTGCTACTTGCGCTTGTTGCCGAGGTGTTTATTGTATTGAGCTTTGCTATTACCTTGTCTAATGCGTCAAGAAACGGTTGTGTACCCACCGCCATGTTCTTAAAGGACTTCGTAACTCCGGCTGCGGTGTTTTTCGCGGTACTCTGTATGTCTTTCAGTTTCTGGTCTGCCTCCTTTATGGCATCAAGAGCGCTTTTCGGTATTGATAGCGCTGCGCCTAAAGCTGAATTGCCCATAATTAATTCGTAGTTTTAGAGTTTATAAAATAGGTATTCCGAGATCGTTGAGATTTTTTAGGTCTTCCACTCCGTTGATTACCTTTGCGTTTTTTAGGCTTCCGTTCTGCTTCTCATTGTCGGATAGGTATTCGATATGTGTGAAGTCCATTGATGCAAGTCGGACTTGTGGAACGGTCATTTGCCATTTGTATTCTTCCTGCGAGCACCATGTGTTGGCACGTAAGAAATCTATCATCTGCCCATACTCCGTTCTTGCAGGCACAATTCTGCTGCTTGTGTCTTTCTCGTCAGAGCCTGGTTGCGAACGGTCTGAATCACATTGGTACTCGCGAAGAAAAAATCCACATCAAGAAGATTTAGAATCTCAACAAGTAGTGTCGCCCAGTCCTTGATGTCGTAATCTCCCCATAGGAGCTGGTCGTAGACTTGTTGGTATTCGTCAGAGTTAATGCGGTCTTTGTCGTTCAGTAGCGCGAGCGTGATAACTTTTGCCACGGAAGGCAAATTGACGGCAAACTCCTTAATGACATCACCCATAGACAGATTTTCGCCTTTTACTATCTTGCAGGCTTCTTCCGCAATCATCCACTGGGTGCCAGGCTTTAGGGCTTTAATCTCCCATTCGGTGCCTTGTAGCCTTACAATGGTCGGTGTGTCATTCATAATCTGCGCAAGGCGTTCCATCGCTGCATCGGACAAGGGTGTACTGGGGGTTACTCTTTTTGCATCCTCTTCGGCCTGTTTCCTCGCTTTTGTCGGGTCTTTTTTTATCCTGTGAACCTTTCCCATGTTGTTCTTGTTTTTACTTTCTGATTACTTTGACAACTCCATTATATTTTGCCGCTAAAGCTCGCAGCTTCTGAACGGACATAGATATTACTCTATACGACCTCTTGAGATTACCGCTTCCATCTTCCAGCACTTTGGCGTATGGCATAGCTGCCACTATAGCTAAGTCTATCCCGCCACTTGGCTTGTAGTCCTTCTTGAGATAGTCGCTTATTGCATTACGACCTTTTATATTTTCTCCATACCAATTCTTGCCTTCAGTTGCTTTTGGTGTTGCAGAGAGGAAGCCGGATTTGGTTAGCTTTCCGTTGAGATATATACCATATCCGTAAGAGTCATACAGATTGTATGAACGATGTGTGTATGTGATTTCTTGAATACACTCGTTCATTACACTTTCCGCATCTTTCTCCAATTCTAAAAGAATTGCGTTGATGGCTTGTTTGCACAATGAGTCTGCCATAAGTCTTTAAACTAAAAATGGAGCGAACGGCACTAAAGCCGCCGCCCCATGAAGATATAATCGAGAGTTATAAAGAATCTACTTACGCGCCTGTCGGCATGGTGTAGTTCTCGTCAAGATAGTACGGTGTCTTGATTGTCTTCTGAGTGCCGCTCGCGCCAATCTTGAGCGCCGCAAGCTGTGCCGTACCAGCAAGAGCAATCTTGCCGATGTTTGTATTAAGCGACTCCATAGTTACCTTCGAGTTGAGCTGTACCTTCGGTACAACAACCGCCTTGGTGCCGAACACGACATCGACCTTTGCGTACTTTGTCTTGTATGCGGCAGGGGCGTACGCCTTTTTGGTTGTTTCGTCGTAGGTGAAGTCGCACAAAGCAACCAAAAGGTCTTTCTGTGTGTCCGCAACCTCTGCTGCAAGCTGATACTTGCCGCTTGTTACGACTGAAAGAATCGGCGTGTCGGAAGTCTCTCGTTCAATGTCGCTTGTACTGTTGTCGTCCTGTGCGATACTTGTAGTATCACGGACAACATCATCAAGAACGTAAGAATCGCCCTTTGGAGTATCGTCCTGCTCCTCACCGGTAAACAGGGTTACAACGATTGCGTCAGGCTTAACAAGCTTCAGTGCGCCTGCGCCGGTATTTGTTACTTTAGCCATATTCTTGTGTTTTTAAACGTTAATCTGATTTTTTGTGTTGAAATTATTTTACTGTAACCGAAACGGAGATCATATCGAAATGAAACTGGCGGTTTGTGTCATAGCCACTGTCGCGGTAAAGCTCCTGAATAACATAATCTTCGCTGTTGGCCTCGTCGATAATCATATCCAGGACACCCTCCATTTTGTCGAGGGTTTTTACGTTCTTTCGGCGCAACGCGCCTTTCGGTCTTGCATACAGGTAGATATTGGCGTAGCCGAGAGAGTAGCCGCCGTAGTCGCGCTGCTGTCCGATGTCAACATTTACAAAGTCTTCCCACTCCTTGTTTGTGGTAGGTGGCAATTCTCCGATGAAGATATTGTCGGACAAACCCTTATTAGAAAGGAGCATCGAAAAGAAGTTTTCAATGCGAGACAGCCTTCTTTGTGTTTTTTGCGCCATAATCTATTTGTTAAATGTCAGTTCCTTTTATGTAAGCTACGCACCCATGAAGCTTTGTCGGTTCGATACCTATAACCATTCCGTCAACCTCAAGTCCGCAAATATCGCCCCGAAAGCGTATGCCAATTTTCAGACCTTTAGGGAGCTTCTCTTCGCCGCTTTCGTTTGTCGGCATTGGGAAATAGATATTATAACCCATAGAGACGACACCTGAATTAAACAACTTGTCCGTTTTCTGTATGTCGCACTTTGTTTTGTGAATGATAACTTCCTTGTCGTTGTCCTCCGCAAGCAGGTTGCCGTCAGAAGGAATTACGTGTTCTCTTAGATAGAACACGCCATCGTATTCGTATTCTACCATCCGGCTTCTATCGGTGTACATAGCTTAGTCCGTTTCTGAAACCCATTTTATCTCCCCACCGGAAGCATTGAGCGCTTCAAGTTTGGTGTCTTCGGAGTACTTTGTATATAGTCTGCGAAGCTCCGCCTTGATAGTCTCTAATGCTTGCGATGTAATGGTCTGTGCTCCCACCGTCAGAGTGTAAGAACCATGCTGACTTGTGGAAGATGCCGTTTGATACGGCCCGAACACGATGGTTTCGAGTAGCGCTGCCTTGCATCTGTCACGGTCCTCCTCTGTAAGGTCTGCATAGGTTTCAACGTGACAAACTCCGCACTCAAAAGCTACGCGGTTAAGAACAGCCTTGTCAAAGACAAAACTTGTCAAACCGCTTAGGTATTCGATTATATCAAACTTCAATACTGCCATTTTTAAGAGAAGTGGATTTGATTATTGTAATGCCATGACAACTACTCGCCTGCGTTGGCAGTGTCGATAATTACATGGTTTGTAAAAGAGAGAAGTGCTGGTGTTGCAGACATCATCACATCGGTATGCCACTCCTGCAAGCGGCCATTATCGGTGGTGGTGTTCATTGCTGTAACCAGTCCGTTGAGCATAGTTGCAAAAGTTGTGTCGATGCTCTTCGCGCCATACTTGGTGTACATTTCACGCTCAAGGACATTGGCGTACTTGAACTCGAACATATCGCCTGCTGGTCGGAGAACCGCGATATTGTCTGCCCATCCCTGCACCATAGTGTCGGTTGTGCGTGTCTTGTTGCGCTCCTTCTCGGTGACAATCTCGATCGGCGAAATGCCCTGAATGTCAGTGAATGACTGCAAGAACTGCTCGTTGGTGATAGGCATACCATCGACGTAGGCGATATAATTTGCCTTGCACCAAGAGGCGTAAAGGTCGCGAACCTCCTGATTCTGCAAGAAAGTGTTGTTGTACATGTTCTTTGTCATTCTCCATGTGAGAGCTCCAGCGTAGCCACCTCGCTTGTCGCGGTAGTTATCCTCAATCTTGCGCATCTGCGTAAGAATCTTACAAGCAGGGTCTGTCCAAGTTTTTGCGCCAGCCTTAACGAAATTCTCAGCTGGAATACGCGCATCGTGAAGCTTTGCGTAGATACCTGCTCCCAAGCCCTTGTAGTCAGCCTTGCCCTTGGTGGCCAACTGAGCTCCAATCTGATTAAGGGTAGACTTTGCCGAGTTCAGTCCGCGGAGAAGTACCTTTTCAATCCAGTTGGCAATAATTCTGTCCGTATTGCCGAGCTGTGCATATATACGCTCCTTATAGGCACGCTGTGCCGCTGTCTCAGTCCAGCCACGAGCGATAAAGTCAGGAATAGAAGCCACATACTCCTCTGCGCCCTCTGCGTCCATCTGGTGACTCTCGCCAAGTGGGGCACGAAGGTCCATAAGTGGAGCTGCCTCCAACTTGCTCGATTCAATGCGGAATGTAGCAGAGCCGTCATCTGCGGTCGGTGTTGGAGCGTCTGCGATATGACCCTGAGATAAAGCCCAGCCCAAATCAAGATTGAGGACGGGTGTATTATCTACGAGCGACTGAAACAGCTCGCTACCATTGTCGCGCGAACGAAACAGAGCCGCCCAATCAGAGTTGTTAAAATCAAATCTCATAGTTGCTAATAGTTTTGTGTGTTAAACATGATGTTTATTAGAGGTTAAACCAAGTCTTGACGCGACTCTTGTTGAGGGCGAGAACGGCAGGTGGAAGCTTGCCGACAGCCAAAAGGTCGATAATGGTGTCCTGCTGCGCTAACGCCGGAGCAAACATGTATCTCGCGCCATCGTAATCGTCGTCAGATGTGCTCGGGTCATACAGGAAGTCCATATCCTTGTCTGCATAGGAGTTGGGGTTTGTTACCATTGGAAGCACGCTCGCTCCCACTCCTGCTGCTTCGACAAGAATATCGCCCTTCTTAATCGCTGCGCCGAGAGCCTCCGAGAGCGTAAGAACCCATACATCCACACCAGCCTCCGTTGACTTCTCAACACGTGTGACCGAAACCGCCTTAGCCTTGGTTGTGAAGTCCTTCTGACCTACCATGATGTTATCGCCGACAAACGGAATATGGCGATAGCCGTCACGAACGATCTTGATGGTTACGTCGGTGCTTGTAGCTTCTTTTGCTGCCTCGTAGAACTTCAGGATTTTCACCTCTGCGCCGTGGGTATCGTCGAGGTTTGGCGTGTACTCGCAGAAATCACCTGCGTAGATTTTCGCACGACCAGGGAACGGGTTTTTTACGATGCCACCCGAGGTTGGATAGCTAAGCGCGCCCTTGTTGCTATTGACAATTTTCACGAAAACGTTTCTATAGCCGCCAATATTGCCGTGCGCCTGTACGAGGGTGCGCCCCATGAATACCGCACCGCCGTTAGCCTGTCTTGAAAAAAAGTTATCCATAAAACTTACCTTAAAAAATTAATAAATTACAACACTACTTCTGAGGAGTAATTCCACCGAGTGCCTTGTTTACACCTTTCCATCTCTCTGCGCTGATGCCGCTGTTGTTATTACTGCCGCTATTATCAGGTGTACGGCGACCTCCGTTGTTTGCATGAGAGAGGTTGTAGAAGTCGAGCGCATCGGCTGTTTCTGCCTCAATGTCCGCGTCCTTGGAGATTGACAGTTTCTTCAAGTAGGCATCAATCCACTTGTTGTCACTAATTCCTTTCTCCTTGAACTTTTCAAGAAGTTCACCGCGTTTCGCAGATACTAATCTTGCAGCCTCCGCTTCCGCCTCCTTTCTTTCCAAGGCTTCAAGTCGCTCAAGCAGCTTCTTTTCTACCTCAGAAGAACCATTGTCGTCGGGATTAGGAGTTTTGCCCGGCTTTGGCTTTGGCTCAGGATGCTCTTCCTTCCACTTTTTGATAAAGTCCGCGTTGTCCTTTTCGTAGTTTCCGTTAAGGGAAACGTACGGTGGAAGAATTTTGCTAACCAAATCGTCAATCTCTGTTTCTTCGCTAACCAAAAGGTCGTAGTGGGAGTCACTCAAACTCTTGATTGTCTTCTCGCTGATGGAAAGGTGTTTCCCGTTTGCAGTGAGTTTCGCTTTTAGGGCGTCTAAAAGCTGTTCTTTTGTAAACTTCATGTGCTTTGTGTTTTATCGTTTGAAACAAAATTAGCTTTATATTACATGAAGCACAAATAATTACAAATGTGTATTTGATACGTGTCAAATAAGGTTTACTAAAATGCTGTATCTAAGCGAATTAAAGTATTACTTTTGTGATATGAGTAGCGAGGATAAGGATATAATAATAAAACCGCAAGAAGGCTTTCAAGAGTCTTTTGTGACCGCAAACGTAGATGTTTGTTTCGGCGGTGGAATTTTGGCAGCCGGAAAGTCGTTTGCCCTCGTTCTCGCTATGGCGGAGCCTTTAATGACAGACCCCGACTTTCGTGCGATGATTTCGCGTCGTAGCCTTGGTAATCAGAAGGCAGGAGGCGGCTTCGTAGAGAAGTTTAAGCAGATATTCGGCGCAGACTATATAAAGGTAAAGGAAAGTGACAGCCCTCGCATTTCGTTTCCAAACGGTACCTTCTGCGACCTTACCTATCTTGACGACTCGAACATGGATAAACTCCGAGAGCGTGCAAAAGGTTGGGAGTATGATATGATTGCAATCGACGAGCTTACAGAGATGTCGTGGGAGGCTTTCTCGTATGTGATAACACGAAACCGAGGACAAAGCAAAACTTTCACAGGTAAATTCTTTGCCACCATGAACCCGAAAAGAAGCCACTGGATAAGAACATTCATAGACTGGTATATCGGAATTGACGGCAAGATAATTCCAGAAAGAGACGGCAAGGTTAGATATTTCTACGTCAATGGCGCATCTGTAAAGGATGTGGTATGGGGAGACTCTAAAAAGGAGGTGTACTTAAAATGCAAGATAGATATAGACCGAAAACTGGCTGCTATTGGTGGCAATTTTAGTTACAAGGACATTATCAAGAGTTTTGTATTTTATCAAGGTAGACTCAGCGAGAATAAGGGTTTGCTTGACGGAAACGCCGGTTACATCGGCTCTATTGCAGCGAGTGGCGGCAAGATGGCACAGGCTCTTGTTGAAGGAAACTGGAATGTAGACCCCGAGGAAGAAGAGGATTTGCCGATTAGTGGCATCAATGCACGCAGGGTTTTTACTAACGACCCTGCCTTAACGGGAGAAAAGTGGATAACGATTGACCTTGCAGACTATGGTACGGACAATATGCTTATGATAGCATGGAATGGTTTTCATATAGTCGATATAGAGATACATCCGCACTCAACTCCGAAACAGAACGCCGAGTTCGCTCGTCAGTTTGCAATAAAACACGGTATTGCCGAGAGCCACATCATATATGACGCAACGGCAGGTAGATACTTTAACGACTATATACCCGATGCCAACCCGTATATGAGCAGCGCAAAGCCGATTGGTATATACTACCCTACTGCCATGACGCTTAAAGATTTGTGCTATCTCAGACTTTGCAGGATGATTAATGCCGGCGAGTTGACGATGGAAGATGCGGTTGCAGAAAAGACTTACACACACCAAAACCTCAAATACAAGGTAACTATACAAAATGAGTTTTTGGAGGAGTGTGCCGTGGTTAGGTTTGAGAAAATGCCAAACGGCAAGCGTAAGTTGATGAGCAAGAAAGAGATGAACCGTAACCTTGGAAAAGGTCGATCAATGGACTTGCTTGACCCGTGCGCTATGAGATTTCTACCCTGCGTAAACTACGAGTACGGTAGGGAGATACAAGAAAGTCTTGCACTTGTGGCTGTGGCAACGGCAGAATACAAGGAAGAGCGCCATAAGAACCCGTTCGCACAAAGCATATATGACGAAACGTTGTGGGGATAAATGAGAGGATATGATTAAAACGGATGATATAAAAATAATACTTGACTCCGTACGAGGAGAGTGGTCTAAGGTGACGGCAGAAGATGTTGCCTTTGCCGCACTTTGCGATACGTTTGAGGACAAGAATTTTGCATACCGCATTGCTTACGGCAAGAAAGGTGACGGAGGTGCCCTTTACGAAACACCGCGCTTTAAGAAGATGCTTGTAGCCTTAGAGCCGTTCGGCGTAGGAGTAGTGAACGTTACAGCTATAACTAAAGAACAAAATAAAAACGACCTTATAAAGTTGTTGGAGCGAGTTCAGATGCTTGGCGAAAGCAAGGCGATAGATATAAAAGACGCATTAAAAATGGAAGGCGACCTTCGTGTGAAACTTAACGATAAGTTTGAAATGGAGGAGACGCAGAAGCAGAAGCGTATAATCATCGTACCGAGTAAACATGATATTGTTTGCCCACACACAAACAGAGAATGTAACTTTTGGCCATCCAAGACGGCGTGCATGAAACATTACCAACTTAAAGAAGTAAAAGAAAATGAGCAGACGTAGAGAAGATATAATTTCAGATTTCCTGACGCATCCCGAAAAGATGTTGTTCAAGAAGCCGTTTTTACGCGGTTGCGACACACCTTCGGTAAATGATAGTCGTGACGGAAAGGCCGTATGCACGAACAGCCGCATGGAGGCAAAATTACCAAACGTTAAAATGACGGTTGTAAGCCAGGAGCGATTTGTTAAAGAACTCGATCCTAACTGTCACAGTGTAATCTTCGACGAGAATCTGCCAAGCATCTGCGTTAAGCAACAGGGCAAGAACGGTGGATATGTTGAAATTGATTTTAAAAAATTCGGCATTGCATTACAGGCGCGAATTGTGGAAAAATGCACCCTTTCTCTTTGTGGCAACAAGCGCGTGTTTGTGCTTCACGATAACAACCCGAACGAAACATTGAAAAAGAATTTCGCGGATTTGAAGTGGCATTGGGAGAGTAGTAATCAGGATGGCGCAGAGATGCTTGCTGTTGCGACGCAGTTAAGTTATGGCGATGTCGGTCTGCTGACATATATGAACGAAAATAACGAGGTTAGGAGTCGATTGTTTTCTTATGTGGATGGTTATCAAATAATCACGCATAAAGACGACAACGGAGAGCCCCTACTTGATTGTGTTTATTATCAGACAGAAGACGGCTCAAGACATATTGACGCTTACGATAATACATATCACTACCACTTTACCGATGAGGTTGTTGAGGACGTGACAGCAGGGAGCAGCTCCGGCGCAACGGAAACGGGCGAGTGGCGCATGGCGTATTCTGAGGCGCACGGCTTCTCTGAAAGTCCACTAACCACAAAGCGCGGTGATGTAGCGTGGAATAAGGTGCAGGATTTGATTGAACTTTTCGAGATAATCTTCAACCTGTTTGCAGTAATCCAAAAACGTCATGGTTGGGGTATTCTCTACATCAAAGGACGTTTTAACGAAACAGCGAAGAAAATTGCAGGCTCAATAATCCTCAATGATACTACGCTTGACGGCAAGGGTTCTGCGGAGTTTAAGACACCTCCTTCTCCTCAAGGCATGATTGAGTTTATGCAAACAATTCTTGACCAGATACAGATTGGCTGTGGCGTGACATTTATTCTTCCAAAAGATGTAAAGTCAAGTGGAGATATTAGCGGACTCGCGATTCAGATGACGCGATCATTGGATATAGAGCGCACGGCAAACGCTGTTATCGAGTGGCAGAACTTTGTAAGCAAACACGTCCGTCTGTTTAAGGAGGGTCTTGCAAAACAGCTTGTGGCGAACGGCGAGAATCCAAATGCTATTACTGAATTTGCAAAAATGAAAGTAAGTGCATCGTTTAAGCCTTGGCAGCCATTTGACGAAGCGGCATGGAATCAGATGCTTTGTACGCTAAAGGGTGCAGGATTAATTTCAACTAAGACCGGCATCGAGAAGAACACGGTATCAACACCCGACGAAGAAATACGACTTGATAATGAGAACGAACCGGCAAACGGAAGCGTAGGGGAATAATACGAAAATAAACATATAAGATGAAAACGGAAGCATTATACATAAAGATAGACAAGACGGCGAAAGACGGAGTTATGGAGACACATCTGTTTCCGTCTGACGCAGATTTTGCCTGTATCAAGAGCTACACAAACAGCCGTAATCGCGAAGGTGGAGCTCCGTCTATTTCTGCGTCATTCTATTTCTCGCGCCCTCTCGATAAAGAGTGGTCTCGCGAAGAGTATGTGGAGTTTGACGGCGAGAGATATTATGCAACATCTATTCCGTCTTCAAGCAAAGATAGCACATCGGGATTATACAAACACGAGGCTTCTTTTATTTCCAAAAGAGAGGTCTTAGATAATACTTTGTTTTTTGATGTCGTATCGCAGGACCCTAACGACACGAACGGAGGAGACAAGTACCGTTCCAATCAAACGAAATTCTCGTTTGGTGGCGACATTGGCGAGTTTGTTAGTCGCATAAACAACAGTATGGCTTACTGTGGGCTTTATGACAAAAACGGAGTTGATGGCTATTGCATTGTAGTAGACGAAGGTTATGGTACGGATGAAATAAAGGAATTATCCTTTGAGTCGCAGTATTTATCAGCTGTTATTCAGCTTATAAAAACAACATTTGAGCTTGATTATTACTGGGTTGGCAAGGTGTGCCACGTGGGCAGCGTGCAGCATGATTTGAGTACAAGCGGAAATTATGGAAGTCAGTACGTTCTGCAATACGGCAGCGACGCAGCTTTAATGTCTATACAGCGCAACAACACTAACAACAAAGCAATAGATGTGATTACGGGGTGCGGTTCGTCTGACAATATACCGTATTACTATCCGAATACCGATGAGTATGGAAAAGCCGTATTCAATGTGGAAAATATCGACAATGACAAGGTGTCCGTTGTGTTATCGAAATATTGGGGAGTTGTTGGCACTGGAGACAAGAAGAAACTTACATTGTACAAAGGCAAAGAAGACGGTGTATATAAAGGTGAAATTCTTACATCAGGACTCTCGTACACAGGAGGATATTCGTCAACTATTGGGAGCGACAAGTGTTCTATTACTACCCATTACCAAGTGAGAATACTCGCCAAAAAAGGAATGGTCATTGACCTGACCAGTGTTGGAGTTGGGTTCGCTTATAACGATTGGGCCAACGAATATCACAAAGGACTTGTTTACGATTCCAAGGAGGTTGTCCGTGATATTTATCTACGAGATAACGTAAACACAAATAGCGAAGATAAAAGTATCTCTAAAGGGCAGACAGTCGGAACAACTTGTATACACGAGTTTAAAGAAGACGGCGATTATACGCTACATTTGGATTTTTTGTACTCTTACAAAAGCAAAAGCTGGAAAGACTCGCAGGGTGTGTATCACCAAGCAGACAGGTCGTATTTCGATATGTCCGCGCTTGGCTCTGTAAAGTTTTCATACGCCCCCAAATCCGAATATATATGGGTTTACGACGGAGATAAAAGCGCATCTTACGACAAATGCGGAATAGAGATAGAAGGTTTGTCAAGCGCCGCCGCAATATCGTTTGAATACAACTTTACTAAGGACGAAAAGGGGAATTACACCTTTGCTAAAATAACAAGGAGCGATACGACAAAGGCAGTGTCCGTCATGGTAACAGGTCGTACATGGATATATCCATCCGCAAACCTCATGCCGTCTATTTACAGAAAAAGCGGAGGAGCGGAGCGCTTTTACTATGCGACCAACTCCCCAAGCGACAACCAGAAAGAGATTTACACAATACCTGGTACTGATAGCCTGTATCATTTCAGTAATCCATACAAGGATAAAAATCCACATCAAGGGTATGTAACATTTGACGATATTAAGCCGACCATTAAAGGAATACGCAACGACTTAATTCAGGCAGACGGTCTCGGTCAGCTTTTCTGCGAAATTGCAGATGTAGCATTTGATAAGGCTGATAGCGACGCGAAAGACGAGAATAGTAACCTCCTGCATCCGTATTTCTACATCAAGCTCCATAAGTTTAGCGGTGAGTTCGGCTTTGACTTGTTCAAACACGCTCTTGAAAGCGAAACCGGAAAGATAGAAATGATTGAGTGTCATGGGTGCCCCGCGTGCTCTTTCCCGATAATGTGCTACTGGGATAAGGCAAACAATATCTGCTACAATCCAGTGAGCGTCGATAAAAACGGCAACCTAAAAGCCGTTAGAGAAGATTATCAGGACTACATAATGCAGGAAAGTGACATTAAGTCCGACACGCTTAATCAAAATTCTCAAACGAAAGAGATATGGATTGCGGTCCAAAAGGAGACCTCTACGCTCGGAGTTGTCATGCCTAATGCGTCGGCTGGCTTCAAACCAAAGCAGGGTGACAAGTTTGTTATAACCGGTATAAAAGCGCCGTCAGTGTTGATAACGGCAGCAGAAAGACGACTCGACGAGGCCCTTATTAAACACATGAGCGAGAACAACGAAGATAAGTTCAGTTATTCCGTTAAATTCTCGCGTATATTCCTACAGGAGAACCCCGACTTTGCCGCGATGCTCAACGAGAACACAAAGCTCACAATAAAATACAACAACGAGCTTGTAGATGCTTTTGTAAGCAACTATCAGGTAAAGATTGATGATAATGCCCTTGTAAGCGTGGAGGTAGAACTCGTTAACTCCCTCGAAGCAGGGCAAAGCGACATCAAGCAGATAATTCAGTCTGTAGAAGGAGAAGTCGTGAGGGGGCTGGGCAATATTTCAACCGGCGGTAATAGTTTTAATGCGTCTGTTGCAGATAAAATGTACCTCTCTAAGGTAAAAAGAGATACAGCGCAAGAACTTATAAACTTTGAAAAAGGACTGACGTTCGGCGATGGCACACATCGGGTAACTCCTGAAGGTGTGGCGATATTTAAAGAACTCGTCTCTCAAATCTTTAACTCTGGCGCAAACGGCTCAGGCTTCAGACTTGGCAATTATTCCGACAGCGAAGACAGCTACTTGGAGGTAGACCGCCTGCTTGTGCGCAAGGCCGCAGAGTTCGTGAAGCTCGTAATTAGAGAGCTGCAAAGTGTCGGCGGCGAGGTAGTCCTGTCGCCTGCGTCGATGAAGATTAGCAAGGTTGACTTCTTGAAAAAGGGCACGCTGCTGCCCGAATACGGACCGACACCCTTGCGATATGACGTTTACCGCTGTTCGTTCTTAACTAAGCGAGGCGACGAGGAGATAACGAACCCGTTTGTTGTCAACGACCTTGTGCGTTGTCAGACGTTCAACATCAAGGAGGGTACGACGGCGAACGCGAAAAACAAATACTACTGGCGCAGAGTGACGGCGGTCGGCACGGACTACATCGACATTCTCGCCTTGTCGGGTGGCAACTACGGCGACTCGCAGCCAGAGGTGGGCGACGAGCTTGTTCAGATGGGCAATACGACGGACGCGGCACGCCAGTCGGTGCTGTATCTCTCGGCTTACGGCTCTGATTCTCCGTCAATCAAGCTGTACAAGGGCGTGAACGACTATACGCTCGACGGCAAGGAGATATTCGTGGTGTCACGCGATGAGATTTATGCGCTTGCGTCAATGTTCAAACTCAAAGTGAAGGATGGCGACACAACAAAGGAAACGACGCTTGCGGAGCTTGTGCTTAACGTAGACGGACTGACTTCTACGGTAGATGCGAACAAGCAGGAGGTAGATGGGCAGATAGGCAAGATAAACACTACTCTAACGCAGAACGCCGAGAGTATCACTTCGCTTGCACAGAAGCAGACGAATACTGAGAATAAGGTATCGAAGATAGAGCAGACAACGGACAAAATCTCCCTACAGGTCGAAACGACCACGAATCTAAAGAATAGCATCGTAGGCTCTGCGCTGCGTCCGTGGGATGAAATCACAAAGATAGCGGCGGCTCACTCGCAAAAGGTAGAGATAACAAGCGGTGGCGGCGTCGGCGGCTCAAACTACGCAACGTTCAGTGCATCGGGCGCTACGGTGAACACATACACAGGTCTGTACTTTAAGGATGTGCGTGTGTCGGCTGGCAAGACGTACGTATTCAGTGTATGGGCGAAGATTGTCAGCCTCATGGATAATGGTGCTTACTACTCCATCAAGCGCTTTGACGGCGGTACAGAAGGTGCTGTTGTCAAGTCGGCCAATCTCACTACAAGTATAGGCGGCTGGAAGCTCATTACTACGACGTTTACTGTGCCCGATGGCTGCACGAAGCTGTTGCTTGAGCTTGCCGTGCTAAGAAATGGTGCTATCGACGTGTGCCGTCCGATGATAATGGGGGGCACGGAATACGGAGGCTGGAGCCTTTCGCCTTATGACAAGACGGAAGCTGGCAAACTGGAGTCGGGACTGAAAAGAGCCGGTATCGACCTCGAAGACGATACTATCACGGCGACGGCTAACAAGTTCGTGGTCAAGAACAACAGCGGCGAGGTGACGGCGAGCGTGAACGAAGACGGCTTGCTGGAGGTGGGCGCAGGTCTCTTCTCTGGACTGATACGTAAGAAGAAGACTATCATCACTCCCGACAAACTGAATGGCTACACAGAGGAAAACTCGATCAATGGATATATCCGACTAAACTTTGTAAAGACGGGTTGCTTTGTTGAGCTTTCGGGCGACATCGGCAAAAAGACAGGAGGTAACTACCCGACAATAATTCTGCCATTTCACAATCCAAACGCAAGCAATGCCAGCCTTGGTGTGACAAGCGAAGAAGCGGCGACGTACCTCGGGCAGGTGTTCGTTATAAGAAACAACACAAGTCCGGCGACAACAATCAATATCGTTGGCTATACGTCGCTCGTTGGAGGTAGCAACACAGCTCGCCCCTACTGGCTTGAAAGCGGATGGATGGCAGTTCTCACCTGCGAATTGGTGTATGTCTCAAACGCTAATACGTATGCGATTGTGTGGAACGGCTACAACGTACCATTTACAGCTCCAACAGCGCACAGCGACGAAGGAGAAGAAGCGGTTGCGGACGAAGGAGGAGAACCTACTGCCGACGGCCCGACAACAACAGAAGAAGAACAACCAAAAGAATAAGATATGAAGAAAATTGTAAGGGGTAACGATTTTACGTTGCGCATACCAGTTAAGAAGATAGTCAATGGCGAGCAGGTGGCTTTTCCGCTACCTGCCTGCACGGACATCGTTGTGAATATCGTGAACCAGTATCGGCGTGTGAACCTCGCCTACAGCATCGACACAGCGGAGGACAATATCATCAATGCGCGTGTAGAGGGCGACGCTGTATCAGTGGGCACATACGCCCTCGAAATTCGAGGTAAGATTTTCGGCAACGACTGGCGCAGCAAGGAGTACGAGCAGTTTGCCATCGTAGACAACAACGCTTCGGGCGACACAGCGTTCAACGGCGAACTTATCGAGGGCGAGGACAGCGTGGAGATGAACACGGCGCTTGTTATCCTGCCTCCTACGGCAGAACTGACGCAGCTCATAACCGACGCGAACACGGCTGTTGAAACGGCAAAGCAGACGGACGCGACGCTCAAGGCTAACGAGAGTGAGCGCATGGAGGCGGAACAGCAGCGTGCGTCAGCAGAAGTATCACGTGTGTCAGCAGAAAATAAGCGCAGCGAGAGTGAGAAGGCTCGCCATGCAGCGGAGACAGAGCGCATGAGCAACGAGGACGCTCGAAAGACAGCAGAGGTGCAGCGTGCCAATGCCGAGACCGAGCGTGCAGAAGCTGAAAAGACACGCACCGCAAACGAAACCGCCCGTGTAGCAGTTGAAAAGCAGAGAGCAACTGCTTTTACGGAGCTTTCAGCAAACGTTGATGCCGCTGTCAGCAAGGCGAACACTGCGGCAAGTGCGGCAAACACGGCTACCGACAAGGCAAATGCAGAGGAAGACAAGCGTGCGGAAGCCGAAATACAGCGTGCTGAAGCAGAAGCTGCACGCAAGCAGAACGAAAACATGCGCCAGGAGGCTGAAACCGAGCGTGTACGCCAAGAAGCAGCGAGAGAAACTGCGGAGGCAACTCGTCAGAACGCAGAGGCGGAGCGAGAAAAAGCTGATGCCGAGCGCGAGAAACGTGTGTCCGAAGCAATATCCAACGCGTCTTCTGCCGCAAAAGCCGCCACTGACGCAGCAGCTATGGCAACAGAAGCAGGCAACAACGCGGACATTAAAGCGGCAGAAGCGGAGAGAGTGAACGCCGAGCTTAACGGCAACGTGCTGACCGTCACTAACCGGCAGGGAACGGCGAAAAGCGTGAACCTGACCGACGCGGACGAGCATGTGACGGTAAACGTGACCACAACCTTAGCGTCTGTCAGCGTGGAAGGCATCATTCTGAACGTCTATATCAACAACGGAGCAGATCCGCAGCAATATACGACCGACGGCAACGGGCAAGCCGTGTTTACGGTAACGAAAGGTTCTACCTACAAGGTTGTATTCCCTTATATCAATGGATGCGCGATACTGAACCCCGTGCAGCATGTCGCTGCCGTGGGCAATCGCATCATTGACGCTGTGTATGTTGAAGAGACGATAAAGTTTGAGCATGTCACGGTGAGGATGCAGAAAGCCAACGAAGATGACGTTTTGCAGCCCTGGGAGGGAGCGCCAGTGCATGTAACGATAGACGGCAAGAAGACTGACTATATCACGGACGCGCAGGGCATGGCGAGTTTTGACGTGAAGATAGGCACATCTTATACCGTTGTCGTAGACAAGGTGGACGGCATGTATGAGCAGTATGACAACTATAGTAGAAAGCGTACAGCTATAGCCGACTCTTATCGTTTCAACTATGCCTACCACTATTACGAGAGCGGTGTGTGGCTTGTAGACGACGAGGGCAAAAAATGGACGTGGGACGCATGGGAGGCGAGCGGAAAAGACAAAACCCATCTTGTTTTCGTGTGTATAAAGACTCTCGACACACAGCGCTACGGCGGCGACATCTATATCAGCATTGATCTGCTTGCCAATTTTGGGCAGATACCAGACAAGCAGTGGGCAAACCAAAACGTCCAGTTTGAAAATATACCACTGCGCGGTATAGAAGAAAGTAGCCCGCAGTATTACAAGTTTGTCTATAACGGTCTTGTCGCGACAATAACAGTTATTGCCGAAGGTGACGAGCGGAGTATCGAAACACCATTCTGCGACTACTGCTACTCCCAAACCGTTGACTGTGCCGGCGAGGCGTGGCAGGGCTACGGACCGACACTCGAACAATGGAAATTGGCGTGGGCAAACATAGACTATGTCATTGACGCCGTTAACCTCAAGTTTCCCGAGCTCGGTGTGAGCGTTAATAATTATAAAGGGAGAAAGTGGGCCGCTACGCAGTACGGCGTGACAGCCAGCTATTACTTCAATACGGAGTCGTTCGGTTCAGACAAGAGTAATTTTCGTCTGGCGATTCCCTTCTTCGCTTACCCCTCTTCCTCTTTATCTCTTTCTCTCTCAAGCGAGGAAGGCGCGAGCGTTGATGCTGAACGCGTGGCGTGAGGCGTGTGCGTGAGTGGTTATTATTAAAAGGATTATGAACAAATAAAAAATAAAGAGAAACAATGAAAAATACAAACTTTGTAAAAACATTTGTGTCGAAAGACCAGTACAAGGAAAAAGAAGAGAGAGAAGGAGTGTGTATCGTGCATCTTGACGGCGTGCTCAACGAGGAGTTGGGTGCATACGAGTGCGTCGAGTGCTCAATGCCTGTTGGCGAGTATTCTGAGGCAGCAGTCAACGAGGCTTATGCTGCATGGAAAGTGGCAACGGCAAACAGGAAACTTGCCCGGGCGAAGCGTGAGGTTTTGAAGAAAATTGAGGACTACGACACCTCTCCTGCTGTGAACGGCTTTATCCTTAACGGGGAGCGTGTGTGGCTGGACTTCGAGCTTCGAGATCGTGTGTACCAGGGCAACGAGCGTTTGCAGCGTATCGGTCGCACGGACACTACGCTATGGCTGGGCAAGCAATGTTATAACTTGAGCATTGAGCAAGCGCAGAATATCATAAGTCATATCGAGGCTTACGCTAAAGACTGCTACAACGTGACGGCGGCGCACAAGAAGGCGGTGAGCGAGCTGGCGACCATCGAGGAGGTAGAGAAGTATGACATCACGGCAGGCTACCCTGCGCAGCTAAAGATGGAGGTGTAGCATGATGACATTGGCTATCATTATACTCCTCGCTCTTGCGCTGTATGTTTTCAGCTGCTGCGTGGCAAGACGAGTGCCGACCATGCTCTCGGAGGTGTACTACCTTGCAGATAAAGACTGGCTCTTCCCTGCGCTCATGGCGACGCTCGGAGCATCGTTCTTGCCGCTTATGCTCGAAACCGGCGGACTGGAGTGCATGGCTTTTCTTACCTGCGTGGGCATTATCTTTGTGGGCGCAGCTCCTGCGTACCTCGACGAGGGCGAACGCACGATACACAAGTGCGGAGCTATCACGTCGGCAATAGCAAGCGTGGCGTGGGCGTGTAGCATCAACGCCCTGCCTACCGTTCTGTTTGCCGTGCTCGCTGTTATGCTCTGCATTTGGAAGCGCCGCTACTGGCTGTTCATCGCCGAGTGCTGCGCGATACTCAACATCGTAACAACATTATTTATCTAAATCTAAAACAGTATGGAAATCAAGGTAAAGCGAATAGCAAAAAAGGAGACGTACACAATAGGCAAGATGTATATAGATGGCGCATACGTCTGCGACACGCTCGAAGACAAGGACAGAGGACTGACTTCTAATATGTCGATTGCGCAGATATGCGGAGTGAAGATCAAGGGCGAAACGGCTATACCTACTGGCAAATACCTCGTCGATATGAAGACGGTATCGCCTCGCTTTGGAGGTCGGGCGCAGTATCAGTTCTGCAAGGGGAGACTGCCGCGACTGTGCAATACGCCTGGCTATCAAGGTGTGCTGATACACATCGGCAACACGGCGAAGGACACGGATGGCTGCATCCTTGTCGGTGAAAATAAGGAGAAGGGCAAGGTGCTGAACTCAACGGCAACGTTCCGCAAGGTGTACACCATGCTGAAGGCTGCGGACGAGAGAGGCGAGCAGATTTGGATAACAATCGAATAACACGGAAAACACAATATAAAATGGCAGGAAATATCACTACAAGTACAGGTAAGGCTTTCGTGGTTGGCACCATGAGCACGGAAGCGCTTACCGCTCTGTTCGATTTACGTTGGATGCTCGTTCTTATTGTCGTTCTTATCGTCGCCGACTTTTGGTTCGGTGTGTCGGAGAGTCTAAAAAAGCGTGAACACTTCCGCTTTTCGAGAGCTGGGCGCAGAACGTGCAATAAGGCGGTGGACTACGTTACATACCTCATACTCGGCTCCGTGCTCGGCTTGGCTATCTTTGAACCGCTCGGCTGGGCTAACCACGTCACAACGGCAGCTATCGGCTTGGGCTTCGGGTGCATCTGGGAGATAGACAGCATTGTAGGACACGTATGCGCACTACACGGAATCAAAAACACGTTCTCTATAAAACGCCTTATCATCGCTCTCATCAAGAGGAAGAACGAAGACATCGGCGAGGCAGTAGAGGAAGCAATGGATAACAATAAAAATTAACGGATATGGATATAAGAGAAATTCTGATGCTACTGAACTGCATCATATTGGGAGCGACAACGCTCTTTATCTTTTACAAGGCAGCGCAGCTTGATGTGGTAGATGAAGGCTACGACGAGAACAAGCGAAACCGACAAGGTGCTATCGGATGGTTTATCACGTCTATATTCGTAGGCGTTCTTGCACTGCCAGTAATGGTGCTGCGTGAGGTGTATCAATGGAAGCGGTATAAGCTGCCAGGCATTGAGTGGGATGATATATGCCGCTACGGCTTCACTATTGTTATCGGCTCTATGCTGCACGTGCTCCTGCTTGTTATGACAAGCTGCGCGACTCCGAAGCCTGTTGTGCTTGAACGGGTAATCAACAAGACCGACACGTTGTATAAGACTAACTACAAAGCCGATACGTTCCGCGTACATGACTCCATCTATGTCGAGAGCTACATGATAGGAGATACAATATATAAGACAAAGAATGTGTACAAATGGCGTGACAGGGTGAGCGTCAAGACTGACACGATATACAAGTCTATCCTGCGAGCGGACTCAATTCCAGTGCCGGTGCCAGTTGAGCATAAGGCGACATGGTGGGAGCGGACGCAGATGTTCGCAGGGAAGATAGCGGTCGGAGCGGTGGCACTATGTTTAATCTCACTGCTGTTATGGCTGATACACAGAAAGAGATAATATGTAGATTGGTTAGTTATTAGTTTTTTAGTTTAAGGTGATTTGTTTTCAGGAGCCTTGCCTGTCCGTGATGGATAGGCAAGGAGTTTAAGTGAACTACTTATGAGCTAAAGACTTGCGTTTTTTACAGTGTTTAAATAAATATAAATATAAATAACAGTGCATACAACTTTGGGAAAAAATGACTAACTTGCATCGAATAGAACTAACAGACATTTTACGTCAAACCAAAAATCACTATGAACGAGGATGATAAAAGGATGTTTCTTGCTCTTGTGAAGGGTAAGGACATTGGCAGAGTCCGGCAATCAGTATTCACGCAGAATATTGCGGTTTTTCCGCTGGTTCTGCAAGTGGGTTCCAATACTCATAATGACGGCGCACATGTACGGCGTGTTTGACTTTAGCCGCAATCCAAAGGAGATGTTTGCCGTACACAGAGCAAATTGGGCGTGCTACACATTTATATACATCATGGTCTATATACTGCCGATGGTTCTTATTCTTGCGTCGCGCTTCTTCTGGCTGTGCTGGAAGTATCGCATACCGTTCTTCTACTTCTTCGGTGTAAATTCGATACATCTTGTATATTGGAACTGGTACACGACCAACGAGATGATAATGGCGCACTTTGCAATCATGGCGTTTACATTGTTGCTGTATGTCTACGGAGTTGCCGACTGGTTTTGCTGTAAATCAAAGCTCGGCAAAAGAATGTTCAGTTAAACAGAAATGCTATGAGAAAGATTTTCGGCTACAAGATGCTCGGCACGTTGTTGCAATCGCTTGCAAATTCGTGCTTTAAGGCAGACGAGCAGCAGCGCAACGGCGAGAAAGTGACAGCCTGCGGCATGAGCGACGATGATATAGAAACACTCTGCCAGGACATACTCCCGAATATGCTCAACCCAATGATGAGCGCAGAGGAAGTGAAGGACAGGCTCTGTGTAAGCGATGCAA